AGTAGTAGTAGTAGTAGTAGTAGTAACGGAGAGTGGCAACAGGGTTCGGACGGTAGATGGTGGTACAAGTTTAGTGATGGCACATATCCGAAGAATAAGGTCGAGACGATAGGCGGTAAGAAGTACGGCTTTGATAGCGAGGGTTGGATGCTCGCGAATACGACTAAAGAGTTTAGCGGAACGACTTATAGTTTCGGGGCAGACGGCGTAGCGACTTCTTCTGGAGCGAGCGGAGACGGAACGAACGGAGCAAACGGGACAAGCGGGGATAATACACAGGAAGCGCAGTCACAGGTAAAGACTTTCACAAAGAGCGAGTACGCGACAAAGATATGGATGACGACTTACTTCCCGATAAAGGATGACGACAACAAGTTCAGTTTAGCGGCGAAGGATGCGGGTGCTATAGGTACAGACAAGTCAGTAGACATTCTGTATGGCATGTGTATCAATGTTTCGGTGTTTGACAGTCAGTTGTATAGCAGTTGGATTTCGATAAGTGACGAGGCTTCGACTTCTGGCGGCATTGCATGGTGGAATCAGTGGCTTGGGTCGGCACATTATAGTTATCATATCGACACAGACAGGCTAAAAGAGTATCTGGATATGAATTTCACAGCGGATGTTCTTAGTAAAGACACGAATCGTATCATCTTAAATCCGACTACGATAGCGAAGATACAGACAGACTTTAATACCGACAAAAGAAAGTCAAGCTACGGGAGTATGCAGGCGGCGTTTAAGATAGTAGGTATCTTTATGATAGCCTATGCGATTCTGTTGCCTTTGGCTTGGGCGTTTGACACACAGACGGTAGCGGATTTCAAGATTGTAAATCTAATCACCTTCGGAAAGCGCGAGGCGATAGTCAGTAAAGAGGATATTCCAGACTATAACGAGAATAAGAAGCAGTATTTGACATTCAGCGGAGCGATAATGTCTATGATAGCGATAATAGGTTTATCGGTGCTTCTTTTAACGGTAAACTTCATGGCGGTGGTAGCTGGGATTGTGAATGTGTTGATAATGCTCGTAGAGGGTTTGCAGAATGCTTTCTTCAACTTGAGATAAGAGAGGTAACAGAATGAATGGTCTACTGTATAGACTAAGGTTAAAGATATACAGCAAGGTTCGGAAGTATAGGAGCAAGGTGATTGCGGGTTTTCTAATTTTTGCTTCTGTATCGAACCTGTGCGTGCCGTTAGCGGCGCAGGGGTTAGAGTTGTCGGGTTCGATAGGTACGAATGCGGCGCTAGGCTCGCCTTTGTTAAACGATGCGAGTTGGGGTGCAGAGGATTGGAACCCGTATGAGCTTGTGACTTTCGGAGTTTTCCTAAGTAACTTCACAGTCCCGATGGTAGATGACTATAAGTCGGCGTTTCAGAAGGGATTTGGTGGTTCTGGCGGTAAAGGGCAGGAGGCTTTGCAGTTTAGTGTAGAGTCAGACAGCCAAGCGACAGAGATATTAAATCCGATGCTGTCTTACGCTATCAAGATGCAGACGAAATCCTTAAAAGAGATAAAGGTCGTTTATCATGACTTGAAGTTAGCAGATAAACTTGAGGATAATGTCGGTGGTTTAACGACAGAGAACACGAAGGATGCAAAGCCAGCGGTTTTAAGCGACCTGTTTCCAGAGGTTAAGTGGAAGCTTGACGACATATCGAATAAAGAGAAAGGGTATGTAACGGGGGTTGCGGACTATAAGGCGGCGAGCGGGGACGGGTCAAACATAACGGTTCAGTATGCGACAGAGTTCCGTTTGCCAGAGTTCTTTATCAGCGCGGCAAATTCAAAGCCCGTAACGGTGCTTAACTATACGGACGGTTACGACCCGATGGCGGTTGAAGCGGCGATACTCGGAGCAGAGAGGAAGTCAGAGTACGGAAAGACGGTAGACGCTAACTTAAATAAGGCAAAGGATTCGCCAATCTATTTAGATTCGTTCGGAAATATCGTTACGAATCTGGATGGAAAGACGGTCGTAGTTTTACCTGCTTCTGCGAATCAGCATTTAACGAAGGAGAAGAAGATAAATCTCCTAACGAATGTGTTTATGCAGAACAGCTATTTGCAGGCTAGTGACGCTTCACTAATTGAGGGAGCGTATAGCGGTATCAGTCACGGAATCGGAAGCACGACAAAGTATTATATGGGAACTAACCCGCTAGTCGGGTATAACATGGACGATAGCCGCAATTACTCTACGATTCTCTACACTGACACACAGCAGTTTATCTTTGACAGCGCGTTAGGCAAGATAAAAGAGGGAACAGGAGTCGAGGATGCTTTATCGCAGGCGGTAAACGAGGATGCGGGTAAGAATCTAATCACGCTTGCGACAAAGAAGCTAACGAAGGAGAATATCAATCTCCCGTTTAGAGTCGGAGTTATAGGCGGTGACGGTGTTTTAGGGTCAGATAACAAGATAACGAACGCTAGGCAGTCGTCTGGAGAGGGTATCGGCGCTTCGTTTGCGGCTTTGGTCGGAGCGAACAGTAGTAGTGCAGACGACCATGTAATGCTTGGAAACTTGGCACTTGCAAACAATCTAATCAACAACTGGTTTCCTGTGAACACGAATACGAAGGTCGCGAACGCGATGATAACGCTTGACGATAAGAAGCAGTTAATATCCGACCAGACCTATTTCGCACAGGCGGGGACGGCAGTTTTGCAGAACTATGTAAACTTTGCAACGGGGTATTTGAACGCAAGCAGTGAGTATAAGATAGCGGACAGCAATGTTCCAGACCAGAGCAAGTTTAAGGACAGCATAAGCACGGCAGGAAAGCCAGAGGAGCTTTCGGCGGCGCTTTTAACGGACAATGCGACAAGTTTAGACGCAAATAATCAAGCGAACGGTCTTTACAAGTATTGGGCGGTAAACGAGGGAAAGTCTAGGTTTAGCGACAGGATAAACATAAACGCAGTAGGAAGTAATGTGTCGCTTCACAGCATAGAGCCTACGATTACGAATCCCGTTTATAAGCTCTTGGGTTACAGAGTTTCTGGAATCTATAATAGCAACTCGGCTATGAAAACTGCGGCGGGTGTGTTAAACATTAACGAGGGTATGCAGTTTGCGGCATACACGCCATACATTTATCTCACATACTTAGACTTTTACGGAATCATGAACGGGAAGAACAACTTTGATACAGACCTGTTCGGGACGGGAGATGTGATTTCGGTAAAGTCCGAGGATTTGTTTGAGGGAACTATCCTTTCGGAAGAGGATAAGAAGAAGCAGATAACGAACTACACATACAAGTTCCTAGATATTAAGGGAGGAGCATCGTATAGAAAGCAACTTGCAAATAACTTTATAACGGAGTTGCTTTACGATAACTATAAGAAGATAGTATTTGGCACAGACAGTAGCACGATAAGCAGCTCGATAGCTACCAACAACTCGGAAGGCTTTTTAAGCGTCAACAGCCTTTCGGATAACATGTTTATAGGCAAGATATTTGGCTGGTATCTTAGAAACATCGTAATCTTAGCGGGAGTTTTGCTAATCATCTCGTTTATAAGCGGAGTGGTGCAGGGTTCTGGAATCGTAGGAATCTTTACATCGGTTGTTTCAACGCTTGCGATGCTCTTGTTAATCCCGACTCTGATAGATGTAGTCCCGTATATCTGTAATAACACAGTGCAAGGGATGTTTGCGCGGAGCATGAAGTATTGGGCTATATCAGAGAGTATAGACAATCAGAGTATCGCGCAGGAGTTTAACGGCACAAAGGCGGGGGACGCGGATGTAAACACATATATCCGAATGCTAAATATAACGCAACTTAACAAGACGATAATGATAAAGAACGACATATCTAAGAAGATAGTGCCGAGTACTAAAGACATCGACTATAACAAGTTGCAGAAGTTAAAGACTACACGGTGGCTGTTGCCCGCAGTAATGCGACAGCTAACGGCAGACGATAAGTCAGCGAACTATGTTTATACGACTTTAAGTGACCTGTATCAGAATTTCAGTAACATGTATTGGTATTACAGGACAAGTTCCGAGGGCGGGGATAAGCCATCATTGGATATGCAGGCGGTCGGAGATTATAACGCGAAGGTCGCGGCAGATGTAGGAGTCGGAAAGGCGGCGGGAGCGAACGAAGAGAATGTAATGAGCGAGTCAAAGAAGCAGACGGTGTTTGTCGGCTATCGTTCTACTCGTCCGACTGGAGATAAGGAGAAGGAGTTTGATTATCACAGTTTAAGTAGGGATAGTGCAGAGAGTGAGGACTTAAAGGCGCTTCACACTTCGTTTTATCTCATGAATTTCGGGTCAGCGTTTACGGTCGAGAATCCTTTGCGGCATACAGAGAGCGGGGAGCTTGACACAGGGGCTTGGAACGATTACGCGGCGTATATAAAGGGGGAGGCTTCGTCAAACGGTAACACAGGGTTTGCAGATACGGTAAACAACAAGATATTGCCGATGGTAAGCCAGTATTCTCCGATGAGTACGCCCGTACAGCAGTGTTTCGGGTATTTCTGGATGACAGAGAGTCCCGCACACTACTTCTACGAGGTAACGAAAGACACTTTTGAGAACGGAATGACGGTCGGTGGTCTGATATATCAGTTACAAGGCACATATGCTCCGATAACAGACAAGTATGACTTAGACAAAGATGGAGATACGAGCGAAGTTTATACGGATATGTCGGGGAAGGAGCAGGGAGACGCGCATCACACCTTTATGCGAGACTCTGCAACGGGCAAGATAAGAGATTTCCTCGACATGGAGGAGTTATTCACGAATGTAATCCCGTATATGTACAATGTACAGGTGATGGCAAGCGGGAATGACGATGGAACAGGCTTTTTAGGGGACGCAGTGCTAGGTTCTGACTACAGTATTTATGAGAAGAACAAGAAGTATTGGTTGTTCCGTAGTAACTGGGTAAACAAGATAGTAGAGGACAGGTCGTATCGGGCGAAAGCGACTATAGGGTATTATGACGAGTCGGGAAACAAGGCTTCGGCGGTAATAAATTCGTCATTAGACCCGTCAAGTTACGCGAAGTATCGAAAGATGGTATTTAGTGAAGCGCAGATGGAGCAGATGCGTTTAACGGAGCAAGATTTGTCGATAGTAGAGCTTAGAATCCTAGAGGTAAACAGGAGAGTAGAGCAGGAGTGGACGAGTTTAATCAACTACTCAAGTACGGACAAGTTAAGCGCCGAGGTTTTGTACAGACAAATGGCGATAGACGCGCTATTGACTTTTGACAAGGTGTTTTCGTCTGGAAACAAGCTAAGTGCGGCGTATCAGTTATATCCGACAACGCTTGATTTGCGGAATGTATCGTTTGACAGCGTGTTTAAGCTACTGGTAATGAGTGCAACGAATGCGCCGCAGACGCTAAACAAGGATACGATGAAGGTAGTGATAGAGAACGGAGATATGCTGTCAACGATATTGCTGTTGCTGGATGCAGTGCTAGGAGTGGCGCTTGCGCCGATGCTAAGAGACTTAGGAATCGCGGTAGTGACACTATTGTTTATCTACGAGCTAATAACGGGCTTTATCTTTAAGCGAGGCAACAAGAATCAGCTAATGGCGGGTGCGGCATTCCTGTTTGTGAAGGTAGCGGCGCTAACGGTCATGTATTACGAGGTGTTTAACCTCATGATAACGGTCACTTCACCGAATCAAGTATTAAGGCTTGATAGTAACATGGGGTGGAGCGGACACGGCACTTGGTTTATCTTCCTCATGATTTTCCTTGCGTCAGCGGGGTATGTCTACGCGCTCGTGAAGTTTATTATTATCTTTGCGGTAACGCATCGGTATGATATGGGCTTTGAGGCTACAATGTTTACGCTTAACTCGATAGCGGGCAAGACGAGAGGAATTTTAAGCAAGGTAACAGGAATTGACCTCGGTGGAAATGCGGCGAGTTCGAGTTCGACAGAGAGTGGAAGCGGCACAGATAGTCCTATCAGAGTCGAGGGCGGTGCAAGCGCGGGTAGTAGCGAGCCTACGGTAGTTACGGTAGACGATGACGAGAGCGATAACAGTAGCGCAGTGGATGATGATAGAGAGCAGAGCGGATATAGTTATTACGAAAACGAGGGTTCTTCTGGGTCGTCCAGTGCGTCCGAGATAGACGACATGATAGAGGATGGAGAGGATAAACAGAAAGAGGACAAAGAGAACAAAGAGGACGAGTGATGGGAGTAGGGAATACGGGAAGGACGCTTCCCGTATATACCTGCGATAAAATTTTTGTATTTTGCGCGTCACCAGTTAGATTTAAGTTAAATAGTAACAAGCCTAGCCAAGCATGTTGCTTGGCTATTGGCTTAATTAGATGCATATTAGTAGGAGAGGGTGCTTATGAACAGCAAGCGACTTAGGATGAACGAGCAAGGGCGCATGTTTATCCCGATGAATGTCGAGGGCGGGGGATATGACGAGAATTTCTTTAGCACGCCAAAGTTAATTACAGTGGGATTGCTTGTATTAGTGCTTGTGATATTGATTGCGACACTAGCGAGTCCAGAGAACAGGCTTAGTGCGCTGGGGAAAGTGCTAGCGATAGTATTTTATCTGTTTATCGCATCGTTTGTAGTTAGATATGTGATATTCGAGGAGCGCTACTATTTCAAGATGTATAAGAAGATGTTAGCGAATCAGAATCCGACTACTGCGGTGTTTTGGCGTATAGCGGCGATAAGGGATACTGTTAGGGGCGGTATTCTTCGGTATTCGGACGGAAAGTACGGTGCTATCTTAAAGCTTGAGAGAGATTCGATAATCGGAAAGAACTCGGAGTTTAGGGAGAGTCATTTTGACGCATTGTCAGATTTTTATAAAGAGATAGCACTAAGGAAGCTGGCGTTCGTGCAGTTAAACATGATGGAGCGGGCAGACAACGATTCTCGTATACCAGCGCTAGATACGCTGATATTAAACGAGCCGAACGCGAATCTAAGGAAGGTTTTGCAGTTAGAGCTAGGATATATCAAGAACAGGTCTAGGGAGACTTTGTATGAGACAGACTATATCCTAGTTTATACGACAAAGCTTGAGCGGGTAGACAGTTTAATCAGTGACATACAGTCTTGTGCCTCGATTTTACTGGATGGCGCGTATAGCGGGTTTGAGATATTAGGGCAGAGAGAGATAATCGACCTTCACAAAGAGATATTCGGAATAGGCTACTTTAACCTAAGCGAAGCGTCCATAAACACCTTTAACGAGGTAGGGGCTAAGAAGAAAGCCATCACATTAAAGGCGTTAAAGCTAACGAACGGGCGCACGGTAGAGCTTACGAAGCGTGATACGGATATTATCAACCGTTTATTAAAGCGGGTAGAGGACGGAGAGGTAGACATATCGGATATATCGGTCTTAAAGGCTCTGGGAGACAACAGGTTTGTATCTACGACAGCGGAGCGGGGAAGTTGGGGATTGCACGGGCTGGATATAGAGCTGGATGAAGAGGAGCAAGATAGCGATACAAGCGAGGCAGGAGAAGAAGAGAAGGGGGGAGAGGAGACAAGCAGACAAGTGAGTATCGAGGAAGAGGTAAAGATAGCGGTCGCGGAGAATATTCGTGCGAACGCGGCGTGGACTATGGACAGCGGTAAGAGAGAGGGCAGGAGTTTATCGGGGCGAGCAGAAGCGGACAAGGAGTCTGGTAAGCTCGTAACTAGCACTAAGCCAGAGGTTAGAGACACGACTAAGCCTGTGTTTAACGAAAAGGCAGAGGTCAGAGACTCTGGAAAGCCAGTACAGAGCGATAAAACAGAGGAAAATAAGGAGTATGTCGCGAGTCCCGTATTTAACGAGGATGTAGACTGGGACAAGGAGATAGATTTCTAAGGAGGAAAGCATGAATATTTTAATTTGCGCGGGGTATAAGTACGAGAGTTTAACAAGCTCTCTTACGGCGATGTTTCGGGACGGTTCGGTAAAGGTAAGTGGAGTTCCGCTGTTGTCTGATGTGGATGAGTTTATTGCGAGGGGAAGCACTTTTGATAGAGCGATTATCACAGAGGAAGCCATCACAGAGGACGGGAACCTCACAGAAATTGACGACATGCTTGTGGTAGTCGAGAAGTTTGCGGAGGAGATGTCGGGGGTATTTGACGACAAAGAGGCTGTATTTATCTTAAACAGCGAAGAGTTAGCGGATGCAGTGCTTACGCAGTTGTTTATGAGTTCGGATAGAGTGCGTGTAGTGCTTAGAAGTCGGATAGACAGTCTAAACATGTCATATCTTCGAGATTTAACGCTGGTTCGGTTGCAGGATTTCAAAACGAATCAGCAGTTAAAGAAGTCTGTTTTTACGCAGGGGGCGGTAAGCAGTAAGGTAGACGAGAATATAGGGTTGGGTGACGAAGAGGAGCTTTCATTTGATGATGAGGAGAAAGATAACAAAGAGAGTGAGGCAGATTTCAGCGACCTAGACGGGTTGTTTGGGGAAGATGCAGACGAAATATCGTTTGATGACGAAGAGAAGTTCGATTTTGGAGAAGGTACGGACGAGCCAGAGGAGAAAGAGGGGGATACTCCAAGTTTATCGGAAGAGGACGAGGAGTCCGAGGAAAGCGGAGAGAGTATCGAGGAAAAGGACGCTCCGAACCCGCTTGGAGACGCGGACGAACTTACAGATTTTTCGGGTTTGTTTGACAGCGAGACCGACTCTGAATTTGACACGGAAAGTAGCCAAAACGAGCCGAACCAAGAAAAGCTACAAACTTCAGAGAAAAATGAAAATTCAGACAGTCAGTTTAGCGCGGGCGCAGAATTATTTGATACTTCAGAAAATTTTGGTATAGACCAGACCCCAAAAACGGCTGTACCAGACACCCAAAATTCGGGGCTTTCCCCGACCCCCCATTCGGGAGAAGTCAGTGTAAACGGCGGGGTTACAGCTCCCCAAAAGAAGGGTCTTTTGGGAGGGATTTTCGGTGGTAAGGGGAAGGGGTCGGTAGCCGCTCCGAAGGTCGATAAGCCTCGTCCGACTCCGAAGCCAAAGAGGGGGGCAGGAAACGGCGCGGCGACTATAGAGGAGTTAAAGCGTTTAATCGAGTCGTATAAGTATCGCGGTAAGGTTGTGCTGTTTACGGGGACAAAGGATAGCGGCACATCAACGCTTGTCGCGAATCTGGCAAATATCGTGAGTAAGCTCGGCGGGACGGCGCTGGTGGTGGATTTAGCGTATAACGGACGGACGCAGGCGTATATGACTGGGGAGGCGTATCGGAATCTGCATAGCGCGGGCGCGGATACGAATGATTTACGGCTCTGCTTAAACAACAAGAAGGCAGACATCTTAAACTACGCGGCTACGGTAAGGCAGGGATATAACTTGCTCGGCACGGGTTTAGGTGTAGATTTCGAGAAGCCGAAAGACATTGTTCGGAATATCGACAATGTAAAGAGTTTTCTGTATTCTGCGAAAAGCACATACAATCTGGTCTTTATAGACGCACAGTTTAGCGACATTGTAGGCGAGTTTAAGGAGTTTGAGGACGGGTCGGATATAATTGTCCTAAATACCACTTCTACGACAAAGGCGATGCTTGAGTTTATGCTACTGATGTGTAACATCGAGGACAGCCAGTTACGGGAGAATTTCTTTAGTAACTCAAAGCTCGTGTTTAACAAGGCAACCGACAACAGGTTTTTGCTCGGGCGGCAGTTTAAGAGCTATTACGAGATATTAACAGAGCTTGACGGGATTGTGCAGAATCTAACGACATATACGGCAGGGTTTAGTGAGATGAATATAGTCGGAGCGATTCCGTATGACGCGAGTAACGACAAGATGATGTTTACGGACAGGTTAATCTCTGACGGCAAAGAGTACACAGGACTTTTTGCAGAGATAATATTAAAAATATTAAAGTGAGGTTTGCGATGGCGGCGCAGTATACGGTAAATTTCAGTGTAGCGGGTGCAGACGAACTGGATATAGCTTCGGAGCGTCTTACAGGGGAGACAGGAAGTACGGTTTATGTGCTTCTAAACGAGGAGTCGAATAACAGGCTTTATGACTACTATGCGTCCGTAAAGACGCTCATTCTAAAGGGGAACAGGGTAATCCTGTTTCTTTCGGAGGATAGGAGTAAGATAGGGACGCAGATAGCGATGCTACTGGTGTCGTATCGGAAGTATGACATTTACAGAATCGAGAAGGAGAGTTTATTAACTTCGGAGTATCTAAGAGAAGTTGCGGAGAGATGCCCGACATATGAAGAGGTCGAGACCTTTATCAGCAGTGACATAGCGACATATGACAAGCTAAACGAGGTGTTATCAAAGTTATCGGATTTAGCGCAGGGGAATAAGCTTGAGGAACTGACAAGCGAGATAATGAGTAACATAACGGTGCTTGAGAGTACGATAAATGTCGTGGATTATCTAAAGAACCTTGCGGATTCTTCGACTATTGGCTTCAAGGAGACAGTAGAGAGGCTTGGAGCGGAGTTAAAGGACAGGGAGAGGGAGCTTGAGAGTGCGAAGCAGGAGAGGGATGCGAAAGAGTTTAGTCTAAGTCGTTTGCAGACTAAGGTAGCGGAGCAGGAAGATGAGATAGCGAAGTATAAAGAGAACTTCGAGAAGGCGTATACGAGTGAGGGTAGCGGGGTGCTAAAGTATAGCACGCTAAGTATACGAGACATACAGACGACTACAAACGCGGTGCTGTATTTCAAGGAGATAGGGAAGCTTAGATATATCAATTCCTTTGTGATTGCGTTGATGAGCGTGTTGCAGAAGATACATAAGCTTTCTGTGAAGCTGTTAATCTATGACGACAACGCGAATTTCGATGTTTACAAGCCGTTGACCTTTGTAGACGGTCGGATATATCGGGAGAGCAAGGATATATTTATCACAGCAGGGAAGAATGACGCTATGGTAGTTACAGAGCCAGTGTCGTTTATCCTAAGCGATATGCTACGGAGTCGGAATTTCGATGTAGTTATCGTTTATGACCGTTTACGGCAGAAAGAGGACTTGATAACTGGAATACAGGTCTTTAAGTATTATGTGGTATCCAGTAGCAACGACTATAAAGGCTTGAAAGCAACGATACCAGACGCTCCAGACGAGTATATAATCGGTCATCCTTACATTTCCGACAGGATTATAGGGCTAGGAGACATAGAGCGTAGGCTTATCAGTCAAGGCAAGGCGGCGGTCATGAGTAACTATTGCCGTTTGACAAATGCTTGCGGGGATAAGGGGATTATTTTCAACGAGATATTAGACAGAATCAATGTAAACTTCATGAAACAGCGGAACTAAGGTTTATCCGCTCTGTAAGAGAAGGTTATTTAGGGAAGAAACGAGTTAGCGAGGTGGCGTAATGCTATTTGGGAAGAAGAGACCGCGTAAGGGCTTAGAGAGTGGCGTAGAGCAGAAAGTAGCGGCTACGCCGCCCGCAAAGGAAGCGAGTAAGAAGCGTTTATCTGTGCCGAAGAAGAGTCATAAGAGTCGTAAGGGAACGAAGCTCGACATGTACGATATGATAATCGCGAATTTGTATTCGGGAAGCTCAATCGTAGAGCCAGATACGGACTTGGACAAGACGCATATAGACATAGGGTTTAGTAATATCACTTCGGAGAAGTATATTATCAAGTATTTCATGATAAACTCACTTCCAGACTGGTTAGCGCCGAATGTTCTGGATAAGATAAGGATGGCGTGCTTAAAGAAAGGGGTTCGGATTAACTATTATATCTATGGCGAGCCGCATAAGATAAACTGGGATTCGCCAGAGATGAAGAACAGGATGCGGACATGGCGTAGGTACGCGCAGGAGGGAAAAGGCGGTGATGTCTTTGACTATCGTAACAGGCGCGATGAGGAGTTAGCTCGGCATAGAATCGTAGAATCGACCTCATACTTAAATGTTTCGGAGCTGGATAATAAGCGAGAGCTACTAAAGGTAAGTTTAATGGTCGAGGTAGCGGGTCTTAGGGATGATGAGTCTATTGCTAATATGGGCGACTCGGTGCGTTTGTTAAAGGATATGTGCGCTCGGAACGAGATAGGACTTTTAGAGATTCGTGTAAACATGATAGACTGGCTACAGCAGTTAGGTATATTCAGTCTGCAACGGATAAATGAGGTTTATAAGCGCATTACTAAAAAGATATTAACGGACGACATTCTAGCCAACTTTAACAGCTATAAGCAGGGTAGAATCGGAAAGTCTGGGATACCGCTAGGAATCGACACAAGTTCTATGGCACCTGTCCTAAAGGAGTTCAAGGAGAACTCATCTGACGCAGAGAATATCTTGATTTGCGGTACAAGTGGTAGCGGAAAGTCGATGTTTCTAAAGGTATTGCTGACTTGGATGATGACAAAGTATGTCGTAACGGTTTTGGACTACGAGGGAGACGAGTATAGCAACCTAGAGTCGCTGGTTTATGCGGGAAATCCGAAGGATGCGATTCAAATTTCGATGGGAAGCGGAAGTACGGCGTATTTCGACCCTATGCAGATAGGCGATTTAACGGGGGATGACAGGATAGACAACGACCTAAAGGACGATGCGGTCGAGTATATAATGGCGACCTTCCGAACGATAATCGCGGGGACGGACGGGGAGCTAGGGACGCTAAAGACTTCGATAGTGAGTGAGGCGGTAAAGCGCGTTTATGAGGATGCGGGTGTAACGAACGATAAGGACACTTGGAAGCGGTCAAAGGGGCTACGGATTTCGATGGTATATGAAGAGATAAAGGACATGGTTTTGTCGGAGGAATATCGAGATACGAATAGCGATGACGCGAAGCATAACGAGGCAAAGGATATACTGGAGTCATGCAGGCAGTATTTTGAAGAGGGAGAGATAAGGGCAGGCACCTTTGCGAATCCGATAGACATAGATAGTCTTAGAAACTGTCGTTTAATCGTATTTAGCTTTGGACAGAAGGGTGCGGATGCGGAGAAGCAGGATAAGACGCAACTTGCTTTGAAGCAACTTTGTGTAGCGAATATATCAACGCAGATTTCAAACTACTGCAAGTATGTTAGGAAGTGCTTTAATGTAAAGGTTTGGGAGGAGTATCAGCGCTGGGGTGAGATAGCGGGAAGTTCTTCTCTAATCGGAAACTGTATGACAGGCGGTAGAAAGCGCGGAGAGATAAACTTTATCATCACGAACGACCTAAGTAACATGATAGACGAGAGTAACAAGATAAATGCTAAGTTATTACAGAATCTAACGGGATATATTATAGGTTCTATCAAGTCGCGGAGCGTTAGAGAGAAGTTTTGCGACATGTATAACATTCCAGAGATGAAAGCGCCGCTTGAGAAGATATATAAAGCTTCGTCAAAGAAGAGGACGAAGGGAGACAACACATACAGTTTATATCGTCACTCATTTTGCGTGATAATGGATAGTGGAGAGAAGGCGATAGTAAAGGCGATGTTGCCAGATGAGCTGTTAAACAGTAAGTTGTTTAAGACAGGCGTAGACATAGAGGGAAACACAGGGTTTAAGCGATAAGAGGAGGGGAGTATGTATATACTGTTGTATTTGATAGCGTTGCCCGTCATTTACATAGCGACCTTCCGAAACGATTTTGATAAAGAGGTCATGAGTCGGGCATATCCGTTTATTTTTCTTTGTAGCGTGGTAATGCTCGTGATGTTGTTTGCGTAAGGGGGTGACGGAGCTTGGGAGCGGAGCAGGACATATTAGAGGCTCGGAATCAAGGCGGCATGGCAGACGGGTTTTCAGATAGTGAGAGTTTAGATGATTTGTTCGGAGATTTCGGTGATTTAGGGGGAGATAGCGGAAACGGGTCGGGAGACGGAAACAGTAGCTTTGGGCTAGATGATTTAACGGGGCTTGACAGCTCTGGAGGTATCTTTACAGACCCGAATGGAAACGCAGGAAACGCGGGAGTGCCGCAGTATGGTGGGTTTAATAACGGACAGTCAGCGGGGAAAGCCGAGGGGGACAGGTTCGATAAAGTCTTAGACGCTACGATGGACGGAGCGGTAGGGACTTTTGAGGTCATAAAGGTCTTGGTCGGAAGCATTGGGAGTAGAAATGCAGACGACATAGGGAGTTACAGCCTAAATCTCCTAAAGACGGGCGGTGTGGTTATCGTATTCTCGCTGGTTGCCACGATAGGCGGGGTTTTAAGCGGGTTAGGTATTCTTAGGTTTATGGGAATGCCGTTTAAGATGCTAACGAGCGGGATATTGCTAACGGGGACTTCGTTTCTCGGGTTAAGCGGAGCGGCGATAAAGCTAATGGGCGGTAAGGACTTGCCGACATTTGAAGAGGATGCCGCGAATCTGCCAGATATAGACAGTAATGTAGGGGAAGCAAGTAGCGCGGGAAGTGCCGAGGAAGAGGCAGATGAGCTGTTTGGCGGTCTTGACTTCGGGGACGATGAGGAAGAAGAGGACGCGGATAGCGGGTTTAGCTTTGTGGACGACAGAGAGGATACGGCGGCAAGTTCTAGCGGGGAGTCCGAGGGCAGTTTATTTGATAGGCTCATGCGTAGCGGGGACAGTAAAGAGAGTGCAGGGGGCTTAGAGAGTGTACCAGAGAATGTGCCGATGATAACTAGGGAGTTCCTAGTAAAGACATTCAAGCCGTTCTTTAAGCCGAATAATCCAGATTTTACAAAGGTAAGGACATACGGTTCGGACGATGCGAAGTTTCGGGAAGCAGAGACAGCTATTGTATCGGCGTATGCGTCAGCGGCGGGTAGAGACATAGCGGAGATAGCGAGCAGTGTTTATCTGGGGTCATTTGAGGAGACTTTGTATTGCTACAAGTTTTCGGTAAAGCGTGTTCCGAAGGTAAGGGTAACAGAGAGTTCGTTGTCAGACGAGATACGGGCATACTTTGTAAACTTTGATACGCCAGAGAAGCGAGATATATCGGAGATAACGACTTCGGTAACAAAGAACGCGGATATGTATGACATAACGGTATCTAGGTCAGCAAAGGCGGGAGTAGTAACGCTTGGCGACTGTTTAGAGGAGAGCGACATCTATAACTACTTTGTAGATGTGGGTCATAAGTTACCAATCATTTCGGGTATAGACGAATATGGAGTTCCTGTAAAGTCAGATGGTAAGATTTACGAGTCATTTTTAATAGCGGGTAAGCCGCGTTCTGGTAAGTCGTGGACGGTAAACAGCTTGGTTATGCAGTTACAGGTCTTTAATTTGCCAGAGGATGTGCAGTTTTTGTATATCGACCCGAAGGACTCATATCTTTTCAAGTGCTTATCGTATATGCCGCATTGTTGCGGGCTACATAATCACAAGAGAGCGATGGAGATATTGGACGACATAGTAAACAAGGAGTCTCCGAGGCGAGCGAGGATATTGCAGGACAATCAGTGTGACACGATATGGGATTTGAGGTCAAAGGGAATCAAGATACCCATTCTTTACATCGTGATAGATGAGTTTATGACAGTGGTGGACTACTATTCCGACAGGATTGGCGAGTTTAACGGTCTGGTGAAGCAGATATTAACTAGGCTTCCGTCACAGGGTATTCGTTTAATCTTTGTGCCGCATAGAGCGCAGGGTGTTGTAGATAAAACGATACGGTCGAATCTAAGCTATGTAGCGGCGGTAAAGGCAGACGATGAGGTAGTGAAGGAGACGCTTGACATAAAGAAATGGAGCAGGCGGCTTGTATCTGCTGGTGACACAGCGTTAAAGCTTTCGGATAAGACACTGTATGTAAAGGGCATTGCGATAGCTACGGATGATAACGAGAATACGAAGCTAATCAAGGAGATAAGTAAAGCATTTTACAAGATGCGAGTAGAAGTGCCAGATATGTCAACGATAGGAATAGGGTATAACAGAGACGAGGGCGAGATACAAGAGGCTCTGCGGGTAGATAGCGGGACTTCGACCTCGGTGCAGTACAATGTGAACAGGGTATTGCGAGATTTAAGCAACTTATGAGAAAAGTAGAGAGGGAACAGAAATGATGAGAAGAGATGATGAGATTAGGCTTGGCGGTCGTTTTGGGCTGGGGCATGGTAAGCGAGAGGAGAGGCGTTTATCGTTACGAGAGCGGGAAGCGTTACGGAGAAAGGCGCGAGAAGCGGAGTACGAGGACGAAGAGGACGAGGATGATGAGGATTTAGACGATGACGAAGATGACGATGAGGAAGATGAGGACGAAGAGGATGATGACGAGGAAGAAGATGACGAGGAAGAAGATGAATTAGACGAGGATGATGAGGACGAAGATTATGACGGGGACGATGATGACGAAGAGGATGAAGATGAATTAGACGAGGATGATGAGGACGAAGATTATGACGGGGACGATGATGACGAAGAGGATGAAGATGAATTAGACGAGGATGATGAGGACGAAGATTATGACGGGGACGATGATGACGAGGAAGATGAGGACGATGACGAAGATGACGATTTAGACGATGAGAACGAGTCAGACGAGGAAGATGAAGATGACAGGGACGATGATGACGAGGATTCATACGAACCCTCGCCCGCACCGAGTAAGCCAGTAAGCGGTTCTGACGATAGGGATGCGTTTATTGCCGCGTATCTAGCAGAGAAAGAGCGTGAGCTTGCCTTAGAGCGCGAAGCGACAGAGGCGCGAGAGCGGGAAGAGAGAGCGCGGAGAGAAGCACAGGCGAGGGTTCGAGCCGAGGAAGAGGAGCAAGCGCGGCGAGTAGAGAAAGCGGAGATAGCGAGGCGGGCTAGAGAAGCCGAGGACAGGGCTGGTAGCGCGGAAGATAGGCTGGGACGCACGAGAGCGCCGTTTAACGGCACGGAAGGTTACAGGGGTATAGAGGATAGCCTAGATGGGGTAAGCCCTGTTTCTGGGCGTTCTGGTGGCTCACAGAGGGAAAGCTATGTGGGAAGAGAGCCTGTCCTTTCAGAGTCCGATAGAGCGCTACGGGAGAGGGAGTTAGCCTTAAAGGAGCGCGAGATAGCGTTAAAGGAGCGGGAGCTTGCTTTAAGGGAGAGGGAGCAACAGCTAAAGGCTACGGGGGGTCATAGCGGTAAAGGCAACGGCGTAGCCCCTGCAAGCTATACGACACGGGTTATAAACGGGAAAACGGTAAAGGTAAAAGATACCGGCAAAAAGGTTTCAAAACCTATCGAAGAACCCGTTGTCTTATCACAAGATAATCGTTCTAAGCGATACGAAGGTCTTTCAGACGAAAGCCTTATGAAAGAGGTGACTGCGTTTATGCTCCGCTACGGTGTTAAGAAGCACGGGATTCCTTACGAGTTAATGGCGGAGGAGTTTGGAGCTGGGTTAATTGCGAAGCTCATCATACGGGGTCATTTGGTTAGGCTTGGCGATTCTACGCTAACATGTGGAAATAACTGAAAAGAGAGGGAAAGTAATGCAGAAGCGTAAGTACAGGAGACTGGCTGGCGTGCTTGGCGTTGGTTTATCGGTGACACTCGTGTTTACGGGTTGCGGCAAAAAGTATGATTACTCAAAAATTCCGTATGCGAAGATGCTAACAAGGCAGGAAGTGATAGACGACTATGCGAAGTCTTTAAGCTATAAGTCAATCGCGGAGAAGGGTGTTAGTAAGACAAAAATCCAGTGGAATGAAGTCCCGTCCAGTATTACGGAGAAGCTGTGGACAAAGACCCAGCAGATTATCGAGACAAATCAGTTAAACGCGGGTTATGAGGACGATATGTCCGTTGCGGTGCATGACTATGTGAAGTTACTGTTAGATGACTTGGTTTTAACAAAGCCAGACGGCGGTAATTATACTTACACAGAGGCAGAGAACAACGGCTACTACTTTGTAACGGTTAATTTCGGCACGAAGTTAAACGGGCAGGGTACTTTCAAGGACGCGGCGAATTACCTCGGTATAGACGGGTTTATCATATCGGATGCGAACGGAAATCCAGTGTTAAACAAAGAGTTTGTGGACGGCGCTTATGGTATGTCTAAGGTAAACGCGGCTAGAAGCGCGGCGAGATTAACACCTTATACGATATTTGCGGATGCGAACTTAACATACGCGCCGCAGACGCAGACGGTAGTAGCACAGGATACGCCTACAACGGATGCAGAGGGTAACGCAATAGTCAGTACGGATATAGGCGGCGGTAGCGAGGCGGCAACGGGTAGTGCAGAGGGTGAGAGCGCGGCAACAGATAATAGCGGTAACGGCGTAGGTTTATCGGATGACAGCTCGGATGATAACTCGGGTTACAGCTATAGCGGCGGCACAGAGACAGCGGGCTATAATAATCTGTTTGCGAACACGATAAGACAGGTCGAGTACGACAATAAGTATATTAACAGCGTGATAGGCTCTTCGACTACAGGAATACCAGTCGTCCCGCCAGTCGGAATGGTTTATAACCCTGTGGAGACGAACGGAGAGCTTTCGGGTTACGGAATCTTTAACGAGGGGAGTTACGGTTTAAGGGATTTCGGGTATGCGAGAGAGAATTACGGCACGGGGAAGATTAGTTTAACTTTCGTGTTTAAGCAGAACGCAGACGATAGAGACAAGTTTGACTACAAGTATTGCTATATTAACAACTACGAAACGAATATCGAAATGAAGGATAGCGGAGTTACGCTGTCTGATGATATTAACACGCAGTTAGACCAGACGATAGAGCGTATAGATAGAGCGTTTTGTAACGAGGATATAGCAGGGCTTATGAATAAGTCAAACATCGAGCCGTCCGACCTCGGTATCCGTTTAGCAGAGCTTAGGACTTCGAGTAATATTTTGACTTTTTCAACGCACAGAGTAAAAACGCTTGCAAGAAAGGGAAAGCAGTATTTGGTAGAGCTTGAGCGGACGACAGAGGAGAGCGCGAAGGGCTTTGGAAATACGGCGAAGTATAAGGACAAGTATTATGCGGTGATACGGCAGAACGGAACGGATTTCGTGTTAAACGACATCGTGTGGGTAAGTAGGGAGCTACTAAGAATCCCAGAGCCAGAGGCAGATGATGCAATCACGAGGCGTTTAACTTCGCTGAACCTTGCGGGAGCGGTAGACGAGAGCGTAAAGCCAGCAATCAATCAGCTTCTAAACAGAGTTTATAACGCGACAAACAATGTCGGCTACTACACGCAGTACGATAAGAGCGGAAATGTCGTAGTAGACAATGGAATCCCGATGTACGGCTTAGACGACCAGTTTGACAGCAACAAGGAGCTGTTAAAGTCGGCTAGAAAAGAGTATTTAGAGTCGCAGATAGTGAATCGTGCGCAGTCGCATATGAATTCTTCGGAGTGCGTGCTAAAGGGAAAGGTAGTGAGTTGGATAGACGGATATAGCGACCAAGTAGAGCTTACGACCGAGGAGTTTTACGACTTTAGCAAGATTAAGAAGGGCATATATGTAAAGAACTACTATCTTGTGAGCCATTACGGTAATCGGTGGGTGATTGACGATATTGTTCCTATCGAGGAGAAAGAGGTAGAGGGCAACGAGTACGAGGAGAAGGTGAGCTTGTTCAGCAATGTGGACAACAAGGTTGAGGTAATTGCTACGGATAAAGCGGTAGAAGAGGGTACGAGCGGTAAGGGAGAGTCGAATACCGAGAAATCCGACAAGAAGAGCAGTAGGGACGCGACCGAGGCAGAAAGTAAGAAAGCTTCGACCGATGGGAAGAGTAAAATCGAAACTTCGGTAATGGGAGCGGATAGCGAGACGAGTGATAGCTTAAAGCGGGATGCCAGAGAGGTGACTACGGGAGAGAGTAGTTTATCTGGAAGCGAAGCGGAGAGCGGGACAAACTAACTAAAAGTGCGGTACAAGTTGCAATCTTAGCAGTAAAAAGATTGCAACTTGTATTTATTTACGGTATAATATAGCTTAAATGGGGCTTTTATGATTAGGTATGGGAGGTGTAAAGCGATGTCAGTCAGAAGTCCGATAATACGAGACGGAATGTATCGCGGGACGATAACGGACGCGCACGCCTCGGGTATCTTAAGGGTTCGGGAGAGTAAAGAGATAGCGGGGATGAAGCATATGGTGTTTGATTTCCCGTTAGAGCTTGTGGAGCGTTCGATACGGGAAGAGAAGAGCATACGGAAGATAGTGCGGGAAGAGGGAATCGACTATCGGAAGTATTTAGGAACATTGCGGTCGTATCAGACGGTAGGTGCGGCGTTTATGTATATGTCGCCTCGGAGTATGATAGCGGACGGCGTAGGTCTTGGAAAGACGATAGAGATAGCGGCGGTGCTAAACTACTTGCGTGGAAAAGGGCAGATGAGGCGGTTTTTAATGGCGGTCGAGAACTCTGCAATAAGTCAGACGCAGTATGAATTAACGCGGTTTACGGGTATGCGGATAGTGGCGCTGTCTGGGGAGTCCAAGCATATGCAGAAAGAGATAGACACGATAGACTGGAACGATGTGCAGGGGATAATCATAAAGCACAGTTCGTTAAAGTCTGACAGTTTGTATCGGTGGCTTGCGAAGTATGCAAAAGACGATATGACGAACGGTATGTATGATGTGTTTATTTTGGACGAGAGTTCAGTGATAAAGAACGATAAGACAAAGACATATCAGTATACGAAGAACCTATGTGCGTATGCGGACAGGGTGCATTTTATGAACGCCACGGCATTTGACAAGAATATCATGGATATTTACTATCAGATAGACATGATGGACGAGAACCTTTTGCCAAAGCGGTGGAGAATAGAGCAGGATTTCTGTAATCACAGCTCAAAGCTGTATTGGGCTAAAGGGCTTCGGGATGACGGAAAGTGGGGCGGGATTCAGAAAACGGCGCGGAGTATAAGTTCCTATAAGAATCAAGATGCCTTTAGGCGGCTACTGCAACTTGTGTATTTCGGGCGGTGCAAGAAGGATGTCGGGTTAGACAGACCGAATATTTACAAGGTTTATGAGGTAGAGCCGACAGCGGCGCAGTTAAACGCTATAAAGGCGGGGTATCGGTATAACGAGGTTTTGAATAGCCCTTCTTGTATCGAGGAGCTTAAGATAAAAGAGAGTGCAAGCACGGTACCAAAGATAGCGCGAGTGTGTAGTTTATTAGAGAACGACTTTGCGGACAGCAGTGTTATGATTTATTGTTTTCACATTGCGGCGCAGAAAGCCTTGAAGAAAGAGCTTGATGCTCGGGGCAGGAGATGTGTAATCCTAAACGGAGAGGATAGCAGTAAAGATAAGGACGCTAATCGTGCAAAGATTATAAGCGACTTTAATAACGGGGTTTATGACACAATAATCACGAATATTAAGAAGTCACTAAACTTGCATGGCGGTGATGTTTGCATTTTCTACAGTATGAGTACAACCGTTTCGTCTATGGAGCAGATACGAGGCAGGATAGACAGAAATGTAGACGACAGGGTAAAGACCTTTATACTGCTTTTATACGCGGGTACGGATGAGTACAGGTTTTTCACGGATACGGTAAAGAATCGTGCAAAGTCAGCGCGGGAGCTTACAGTAGATGCAGAGACAGCGATAGATTATTTCATTGAGTCAATGAAGGGAGACAGAAATGAAGCATAGTAGGGGATTAGTGCTTTTAGCGGCAGTAGTTGCGGGGGTTTCGTTAGCGGCTTGCGGTGGTAAGAAGGACAAGAAAGACTATCGGCAGTTGTATATGGAGAACGAGAGCAAGCTAACGGACGCAGACAGCACGATAAAGGGTCTAAGGCTTGCGTTAGCGTCCTTTGACAAGAAGTATGCGGATGATGCAGAGGTTTCGCAGTATTCGATACTTGACACAGGGGCGAAGGTCTTTAACTCGTTTAACGGTAAGATATATCTGGACAGTGATGTAAAGTTTGACAGCACGGATAAGCTGTCTAACACATCTACGGTGCAGTTGTCACCGAATATGTCTCTTGCGCCTACGGATAACTGGTCGCTTAACACGACAACCGCATATACGGAGCTGTATAACAGTAACGGAATCTACGGAAACATCGAGATGTACAAGGTCTACAACACGATAGACAGCTCGTTTATCAGTGAACAGTTAATCACGCCGTTCTTAAAGGCGAATAATCTGGATAGTTTGCAGGAGAGGACGCTGTTTGCGGGGAATGTGAATGTAGGAGCAGAGGTAAGAACGAAGTTACAGGTAAAGAGTACGGTAGACGCAGACGAAGAGAAGAAGGTAAAGAAGAAAGCGGTTTTATCAAGTGAGGAGCTTGAGTCCGAGCAGGCAGAAGCGGATAAGGCAGTGCAGGAGAGTGAAGCGGCGCGTATGTCGGAGTATCAGTCAACGCTAGAGAGCGGAAAGACAGAGACAAACGAGAGCGGGGAGACTATTGAGGCGACCTTGCCAGAGACGAGCGCGGCGGCAGAGGATGTAGGAAACGAAGAGGTAACGGTGCTTTTGCCAAAGAGTAAGGACGAGACAGACGACTATATCTTTAGAGTCGGCGTTATGATGTACAACGGGCAGGCTATGGTTTATAAGTTTGCGTATAAGGACGATGACAAGGCTTCTGCGAACGGAGAAATCCTAGATAGCCTAATCAACTCGATTAAATGCGGGGAAGATATGGTTAGGTTCGGTCAGTAAGGATTAGGGTTTACGGTCTAACGGGATATACTTATAGTATATCCCGTTTTTAGTTTAAGTTATAGGATACCTATAATTAAACCTAGGCATGTTTCTGCGCTTAGTTTAAGGGAAAAGGAGGTAAGGAGAAGCTAATGGAAAAGCGGTTTTTAGCGGTAGCCGTTTGTCGAGGCGAGGACGGTAAATATCTAGGCTTCCGAGTCGTAGACACGAAAGATAGAGTAGCGCGGGCAGTAGACGCGAATATCCAGAGTATTCTAACGGTCTTAAAGGGCGGGGATGCTTTTTATAATTTGAGGCTTGGAGAGGACGGTAAGGTAAAGGTCACGGGGATGAATCCCGCGCGACTGCCAGTTATCGACTTAACGAAGAAGCCGACCGAAGATGGGTATTGTAGCGATAAACAGGCAAAGATAGTGTTTGAGGACACGGGGCAGTACAACTTCGTCTGCTATGAGTGGTCGGGTAAGCGAGTCGTGCTTACGGGTTCTACTCTTGAGGCGTATAAGCCGCATTTAGTAAACGATAAGGTTTATGTAACGGCAACGCCGTCCAACGCGCCAAATGTGGCAGTGAGCCTTCAAGGTAACGGCGATAAGGTACAGGGAACATTCGCACATAGAACGCCAGAGGAGAAGGAGAAACTAATCGAGGAAGCAGAGAACCTTCGAAAAGCGGAGAAAGAGAAGCGCGGTGAAGATGAATCTGGAAGTCTCGGTGTTTTCCGCGTGATAGACAGTCCGAATACGATACGGAGCGGGGGAGATTTTCGGACGACCGACAATCTCTACACATCACAGATAATCGGTGTAGACGGAGACATGACGCTCGCGCAGAAGTACAAGACAGTATACGATGATGGAAGCGAGATAACGGTAGACTTAAAGTTTATGAAGGTCGCGAACGCAATTAGCGAGTATTGCGGGTATTACGGCTCACTGTATCGAGCGATTGAGCATAAGTTTACCGATAAAGACGAGATAGTTCCGACTGCGGGAGCTTGCCCAGAGTATATTATTTTCAATGTAAAGTATTGCAACAGCCTTACTACGCCAGAGTTAGTGTTTATCCTGCTACATGAGTTATCTCATATCGCTCTACAACACGCTCTGCGTGGCAGAGGAAAGAATCACGATGTTTTTAACATTGCGGCAGACCTGATTATCAATAAGCAGATTTGTGAAGAGTATAATGTTTCGCCTACAGGTAGCGTTTCAAAGCTAAGTAGGGAAGGTCAGTCAGAAGATAAGTGCGGAATCGCGTTCCCAGACGGCGGTTTGTATAGCGCGGCGGTAGATTTAACGAAAGATACGGCAGAAAGTATCTATGAAGAGCTTATAACGACCATAAAGAAGAGAAAAACGAATAACCTAAGCGGAGACGACTCGCATAGGGGTAATTCAAGGGGGAACAATACTAGCGGCGGCAGTGGAAATAGTGAAAATAGCGGAAATAATAGCAGTGGCAGTGGCGAGGGCGAAATTACAGAGGTAGACTTTAGAGGTCAGAAGATAAGTTTACCTGCTTCTTTGCGGGACATTGCGGAGTCAGCGCGGGATGCGTCACTGGATAATTCGAGCCTAAAGGATAAACTAGACGAAGTAGCGCGGCGTGCTATGGTGCATTACAAGCAGTTTGGGCAGGGTCACAGCAACTTAGCGCGTGATATAGAGAAGGTGCTTGCGCCACGCATACACTGGAAGAAGTATTTGCAAAAATACCTAATCGAAGCGTCACAGACTTTCGACACATTCTCGTCTCCAGAGCGAAGATATTTAAGTAGAGGAATGACATTGCCTGGACCTCGGCATACAGACCCAGATACCATCAAAGGCTTAAAGGTATGTATAGACACTTCTGGAAGTATAAGCCAAGAGGACTTAGGTATTGCGCTCGGACAGGTAGCACAGCTTCTAAAGAAGTATAAAGCTGACGCAGAGGTAGTTTATTGGGACACCGAGGTAGCGGCTACGGGAAAGTTTTCTGATATAGCGAGCCTTTATAAGCACGAAGCGAAAGGCGGGGGTGGAACGGATGTAAACTGTATCTTTGAGTATTTCAACTCTAAGGAGTGCAAAGATAAGCCGAAGTTAATCCTAATCTTCACGGATGGCTATTTCGGGAAGGTAGACATGCATCTGGTGAATCGACTGCACTGCAAGAAGAACATCATTTGGGTAATAAATGACGATAACCTAGTAGATTTCAAGAGGCACATTGATTTCGGCAAGGTTGCCGTTTATAAGAACTGATTAAGAGGAGAGAAGCTATGGCAAATTATAATATGATAACTGTGAAGTTAAGACAGTTTAGGGAGATGGTGCGTAAACAGCTTGAGGCGAAGCTGTATACGCCTATACTTGCACTCGGAAAGCCGGGAGTAGGTAAGACGGAAACGCTGTCAGCGCTTGCAAAGGAGCTTGGAATCGGGTATTGCGAGTTCCGAGTAGCGAGTATGACGCTGGTGGATGTGCTGGGTATTCCGCATGAGATTGAGCAGGAGAAGGGCGGCATGGTAACGCTGTGGTCGCCAAATGGCTTACTGCCGAACGAGGAGAGGGACGGCGAGGTAGGTATTCTGGCATTAGACGAGATAACTGCGGCGAAGCCAGAGATGAGAACGACGCTCTTACAGTTGCTTGACTCTAGGCGACAGGTCGCGTCCTACAAGTTTCCAGAGCATTGGGTTTGCATTGCTATCGGTAACGATGACGAGTCTGGGGCGGATTATCAAGGTATCGAGTCTCCGTTTATCGGACGATGTGGCTTAAAGATGCTTCTTGACCCAGACTTTGACGACTGGAAGCCTTGGGCGTTACAGCACGATATAAATACGACTATTCTTGCGTTTATAGAGAGTGATAAGAGTAAGTTAAACACTTTTGACCCGAGCGCGGATGTCGAGATTTATGCGTCACAGCGAGATTGGGCTAACTTTAGCAAGTTTTTGAATCACTTAGAGGATTGTAACGGTGGCGCACCTCTTGATGAAATGACTGTATCTCTGTTTGCGAAGGCTTCTGTGGGAGAGAAAGTTGGACCAGAATTCGCAATGTATTATAGATATAATACGCAGATAGTATCTGCGGAGGCTCTGTTAAACGGAACGGCAGAGGTAAACTTTGCAGGGCTGGATAACGCAAAGTTTTATCTATTACAGAAGCATGTCAATCAGATTATCATAGACGACTTAAAGGGAACTTACGATGCAAACCTTTCTTACAGGTTTGACGAGAAGATAAAGATTAGTGATGAGGTTAAGCGTCATCTAACGAATCTGATTAAGTTTATTGTTGAGTTGCCTTCTTCCGAGTGGCGAGCAGTCACGATAACAGACTTAACGCATACTGTTTCTGCGTCTATCGGAATATTCTACGATGTAGATAATAACCAGACAGGTGTGTTTAACGACAGGGCATTGAGGGATAAGTTTAAGAAGGCGTTTGACGATATTTCGCTCTATATGAGTCAGCAAGAGGACGCGCTTACGCTTGCAAAGAGCCAGAAGAAGTAAGGGAGGGGGATAGGATATGGATACAGTATTTATTGTAATCAATAAGCGAGACACCGAGCAGGGTGCAGTTTATGCGTTTGCGGCGCTTGCGAATGACGGGGTAGGATGTGACTATAAGCCTTTGTGGAAAGGTGAGTGCCAAGAGAGTGATTTAACGCCGCTCGTGAAGTATGCGCGTAGCATAGGAAACACGCATCAAGTGAAGTTCCTAAACTTCAAGTTAAAGGATAAGAAGGTTTTGCCAGTCGGATATAGCTTTGAGGTGTTTAAGAGGGAGAAAGCGAAGCCGAATGTTTTGCTTAACGAGGTTAGGTCAGAGGAGACAGGCGCGTTACTCGGTTATACGATATATGTAACGGATTCGGGTAAGGTAGCAAATGTAGACTTAGCTCGGCTTATGCCAGCGGTTAAGAAGTATCAAGAGAGCGGCTTAAAGTTGATTCACAACGCAATGTATATCGGCGCTACAGAGGGAAAGAAAGAGTATCTAAAGCAGTTTATCGAGGGAAGTATTCCGAGTAGGTCAGTAAAGACGGGGCAGAATACGAAGGTAGACGCAGAGAAAGCGGAGATGTCTAAGGAGAAGCTGGACAGTAACGCAAAGAAAGAGAGCGCGGCGAGTAAGTTTACGGTAGAGCAGATGGTAGTCTTACGGAAAGCGCATAATGAGGGCGTAAACTATAAGAAGTTTGCGAAGCCAGAGCTGTCTCCCGCGCAGATGGAGATGCTTTACGAGATAGAGAAGCTTGGACGGCTTGACAGCAGATACTTAGCGTTCCCTAGGTATAGCGTAGAGGTGCTTGAGTTTTACTATTCGGAGCTTAAATTAAAGGACGATTTAAGTTGCTTTGTAGAGACTAGAAACGGTAAGAGAGTGATGGCGAGCGAGTATAACATCGCGCAGATGTATCAGATTCGTCTCGGAAGCCTTATGGGAATCGACTATCACAGGTATATGAATCCGAAGCTTAGTGTTCGGGAGATGTCGAATATACGAGAGGCATTGGAGTCAAACCTTTGGGTCGGTGCAAGTGAGTTTATTTCTGGAAGTGAGCAGTCGGGTGTTCTGATAAAGACGCTTAATTTCGGGAAGAAGCATAAGAAGCGTGGTGGCAAGGAGTAAGGACTGGTTTATGCGGGGCGGGGAACCGCCCCTTTCATTTTAGGGGATTTAGGGAGGGCATATGCGTTACATATTTTTAATCACGGGTATACGGACGGCGGGTGTAGACACGGTTTATAGGCTTGCGATAATTCGTAACTTGAGTTCTGCGGGAGACCTAAAGTATGAAATAATGTCAAACAGCAAGACCTTACGAGCAACCAATGGGATTTTAACGGGTGAAAGTTATAACACGCTAAGTAATATGTTAGCGTCTATCGTAAAAGCAAAGGAGTCGTTCACTCTTGCAAACTTCGAGTTAGATGAAAAGACGCGGACAATAGTGCCTTATGGTAACGGGTTTGCGAGTGGCGGGGTCTTGGTAGCTTTAGACGATTTGCGGGTAACAGAGCAGGGGGCGAAGGTAGGTTATACAGTGTATAACCTAGAGAGCGGGACGATAGAGTTTATACGGGTAGAAGATTTGCTTTCTGTGGCGATAGCGTATGACGCGCGGGGGTTGTGTCTCGTGCAGAATTTACGGTTTCATAAGTCAAAAGAGGGCGAGATAAAGAAGTTAGCGTGCTTTTGGCACAGTAGGTAGCATTACGGAGTAGCTGTTATACCGAGGAAGGCGCATGGGGTGCTTGGTTTTGAGCGAAGTTACCGTATGATAACAGAGGGACTAATGCGTAGGTTAGAGATGTAAGCGGAGGAGTTTATTATGAGACAGGCAGAATTTGTAATCACAGGGCTAAAGTCGATTGATAGAGAGTATTACTACACGGCGACTGTAGGGGTATTTGAGCATGAGGCAGGGGAGATAGAGCGTAAGCTCATACGGGAGTTTGAGACACGGATAGCTTCTAGCGATAATCGAGAGTATTTTGAGATAAAGGACGAGAACGGGGTTTATCGCCTCGCGTCAGCGACAGAGGAGTTTAAGAAAACGCATGAGGTAGTTTGGGTAAACTTTAGTGATAGCTATTTGCCACATGAGGGGAAAGCGCCTTACGGGGCGGGTAACGGGATATACTGTAATGTGAGGGATTTTGGGTCGTTAAGCCGTCTCGGGGCGTATATCGTGTTAATGGGTAAAATCGAGTCATCGGACGGGTATCTGCTTGGATATACAGCGCTCTCTACGGTAACGGGAAAAGTCTTTAATTTGCCGTGTGTAGGTGTTTATCCGATAAAGGACATCACGAATCGGTATCGTCACTGGGAGTTTTGCAGTAACGGAAGATACATGGACGGAGAAATCCCGTATTTAGAGTCTAGCGTAGAGTATACGATAGGCGGCATGGGAATAGGGATAGAGAGTAAGGCGTTTTACTATTTAGACAAGGTTAAGCTAACCGAGAAGCCCGTATATAGCGAGATGTTTTCAGAGTTTACGGAGGAGATAGAGGCTGTGTTAGAGAGGCTTCCAGAGACAGACTATAAGCGTGGAGCAGAACTTAAGGTAGAGAGGTAAGGTAGAGAGGATGCGAGCTTTTTCGGAGGAGATAAGACTAATTATTACGGACTGCAAGGGAGAATCTTCGAGGAAGCGGTTTAAGGTAAAGGTATTTACGGGGAGTCCGTTTAATGGCGGGTATAGGCTACAGGAAGAGTTTACGGGCGGCGGTAGCTATCTTAGGTGGAAGGTAGAGAGGTTGCGTGCTACAGGGGTGGTCGTTTGTGTGAACTTTAAGCTACGGGAACGACATCGAGAGACAGAGGTTACGCCTGTCGGGAGAGGGTTTACAGGGGTAGGCATCGCGGTAAACCTAATCCTGCCTTTGACGGGGAGTAGTAGGGACTGGGCGGGAGTGGCTTTGTATGTGGCGAAGAGCGGAGAAATCGTTTATGTGAAGCGGGAAGAGGTAACAGAGATAGAGAAAGCCTATCGGGACGCGGGGAGCGCGTTCACACAAAATCTCTGTCTACGGAAGAAGCGAGACGACACAGAAACGCTCTGTCGGGCGCAGGGCGCGTCTCGGAGGGTGATTCCCTTAAAGCCTCCCAAGGATTTTGAGCTAGATAAAATTTGGAATGCGAGCAGTAAAGACTTTACAAACTTTCTGGAATGTGATAAAAGAGAAGGGTAACCCCTTCTTTTTTATTTAGAATCGCATGAGGAGTTGGAAAGAGGTGCGGGGTTAAGGGTATGGAGGTCTGGAAAATGATTGTTCTTTGTCGTATTGGCGCGAGTAGCTTAAGTGTAGCGCTTAAGGACGGGGAGATAGAATTTATTTCCGATGCGGAGCTGGGTGAGTCGGGTAATACGCCTGTTACGGTAGTGGATGGTATGCGGGTTGTATTTTCTGTAGATGAGAAATTCTATATCGTAGCCGTAAGGGGAAATGAGGCGCGGGTGTACTTATCAGATGCACGGTATATTAACGATTCTCGCGTAAAGGAAGTATACGCTTATGACGGAGAGAAGTTTAGTCGAACGGAGAGGGCAGAAGTAGAGTCACCGTTTCGGTATAAGTTTAAGCCGATTGAAGTTAAGTCAAGCGACTATAGGGACGGTAAAACTGTTTATAAGGTCGGTGTATACAAGATAGCGGTAGAGAGTGAAGAGGTTAAAGAGACAGGAAGTAGAGTAAGCCTGTTTGATGACGAAACGGACGGGGAGGCTGGAAGTGACGCGCTGGTAGATATTCCGAGAAAGTATAGCGAGTATAAGAGTGACTGCAAGCTGTGTCACGGGACAGGGAAGGTAATAAACAGGCTTGGGTATGTAGAAGAGTGTAGTTGCGGTAGAGCGCTCTTTGAGGAGAGGGAGCGGCTTAAGGAATTGCAGGATAAGAAGCCTGTCTTTAGTATTCCTAAGTCGGTAAGCGAGATAGCGGTATTAAAAGGTCTTGTGCCGAGCGAGCATCAAGACATTGTGTATGATTCAGAGTATGTTTATCGGCGTATCACGGGGTCTATCGGCGGGGACAGGGTAGTAGGGTTTGAGAACTACGATAAGGCGGTGTGTTCGATAATAAACGCTTGCAGGACAGGGACGAAAGTGCGCCATAGCTACTTACTGGCGGCAGACACGGGGTTTGGTAAAAAGAGTTTCGTGTATACTTGCCTAAAGTATCTCTTGGGTAGGGATGTGAGAGTTCCAAAGTATTTGTCGCTGTCAGAGATAGGTTTTCTTTCGGAGAAGCGAGTAAAGCAAGCGAAGGCGTTAAATGTGCCGACATATTATTTTCGGTATAACGAGAGCGACAAGTTTCGGTTTATCTGGTCGGAGGTCAGTAAGAAAGCGGAGAAGCGGCTGTTAGAGATATTAGCGGAGCGTTCGGCGGGGGTCGGAATCAGTTTATCGGAGAAAGAGTTCAGTGACTTAAAGCACGAGGTAGATTACGCGGTGCTTGAAGAGGTCACAGGGCTATATAACGAGGCGATAAAGGGGTACGATAGGAACGACACCGAGGGGATAGCGGCGAAAGTAAACGAGGTATTAGCGAAGCAGTTAGATACTTACGAGGACATCTTGAATGCGCCGATATTGTTTACATATTTCGCAGAGTATACGAACATTCAGTACGAGGTAGAGGTTTTGCACACTTTATTAACGGTCAGAGGAAACAAGTGCTTGCCGACTATCGTAATGATGGAAGATAGTGTTCGCAAGTTCGGCAATATAGTTGGCTACAGTAACGGGGTAGAGGGAGACATAGAAGTAGATGCGATTAGAGCATTGTCAGACCACTGGGGCAGTATGCTAAGTGAGAACAGCACTTTCTTTATGGAGAGCTTGAATGCGAAGAAGGTAGCGGAAGATATGGCAGGGGAATCAGACTATAAGCGCATGATATATGTAAACTGCTATAAGACGCGAGATTACTTAAAGGCTCTAGTCGGAAGTCGCAAAAAGCGCAGAGGAAAGGCGTGAAAAGAAAGCGGTAGTTTATGTAGAGCATAGCGGTAGGGCAGAAAAATCGCGAGTACGCGCCTAAATTTTAAGCTAATACCAGTAAGCTAGAACAGCAAAGAAATTTAGTGTACACAGGGGCTTTTATAAAATGTAATTAAAATAAATTTTCAAGCCTAGAGTTAGCCAAGGCGAGGTCTGCTTTTAGAAACTCGCCAAAACAAACGATATACCGTCACGGATTTTCGGGGTAGACCTATGTGTAAAATCGGCATACCAGACAGTCAATTTTAGCCTCTTAAAAAGAGGGGGTTTCGGATGAGGTATTTTTACGGTCGCGGGCGTTTAAGGGGCGGCGAGCGATAGGCGCGAGTTAGCTATTACGCTAGTACACGCCTAGTAATCCGTCAGTTTCAGTTCTGGAAAATCTGGGAGAGAGGAGAGGGGAGAAGTGGCAATCAGTAATCCAAGTTTGAAAGCGTTACTGCAACAGCTCTGGAAAACGCCGTCCGAGCGTTTAGGGCTACTGCGTCAGACAGAGCCGTATAGGATTTGTTATATCGGTTCAGACTGTAGCAGTGAGAGAGAGTATAACGATGTTTTAGCGACTTTTAAGGAGAAGGCAGGAGAAGATAGCCGACATACGCTGTTGTTTGACAACGAGATTCCGTTTAATGTGGATTTAGATTTTATCGGGACGGTAAAGCAGGGTTTGGCTACGGTAGATTTAACTGCAATTAAGGACAGCGATGTGGTAATGTTTGCGGATGCGAGCTATAATCACAGGTTTGTCCAGAAGTTGCAGGGGGTAATCAATAAGATTCTGTCGAACGAGACATTTCCGAACGAGTCCGTCAAGGCTAATTTCATAACTAGGCTTCTGTTAGAGGTTTATACGCTTGTCGTGCCGCTTGAGAGAGTAGACGAGTATAGCACGCCGAATAAGTGCATCTATTACGGAAGTATTGAGAGGTATGCGGTATATTTCCTAATGTTATTGGCGGGTATGGGGTTTGACATCGTATATATCAACCCGTTTGAGAAGCCAGATTGCCTAGATTTACTGGACGCAGAGCTTTCGGTAATGAATACGCGGTATCAGATAGGTTCTCTTAACGATAGAGCGTCAAAGGGACAGGCGATTCATCAGATAGATTCCGTGACGCTTGGGTTTAGGCAGGAAGTAGAGAAAACAGTCTTTACGGATTCGGGTTTATTTAGACAGTGGCAGTTTAAGCATGGCGGGACGACAGAGAGCATGTTTCTAAACGCTACGGTCGAGGATTTAGAGAATAACTGGGACGCCGAGGCTAGAGTTCGGCAGGGTTTTGGGGTAGTCGGAAAGAAAGTAAAGATACCTACACTTTTCTACGAGGTGGACGGAGTTCATAGCGATGAGAACGACTACTGCACATTTGTCGGGAAGTTTGTTGGCGGGAAAGACACGCTTTTAATTTCTGGTAAGCCCGAGGAGCTTTTGGATATAACGATTTCAGAGGATGATGTTCTAAAGATTTCGTTTTGTCAGAAGGGTGACGGGAGTTTTGACAGAGATATGTTAAAGGCGTTGCCGTTTTATCGGTATGCCCCGTATAACGATGACACAGAGGATTTTATCTTAGACAAGATAAACGAGACGCTTTCGGATAGCACTCTGTTTTCGCGTCCTATTGTAGAGAAGCGTGATAAAGTCGAGTTTGTTGCGATGTGTCTACAGTTAAACAAGAAGCTAATGTATATGATAGACACATTCGACTTTCCTTTTGGGATTCCGAAGATAGTAGCGTTCTTAGATAACGACAGTTCACTTAGCCAGCAGACACCGTATATCCTAGGGTTTTTGCACAAGATGGGGTTTGATATACTTGTGTTAGCCCCTGCGGGGCTTTCAAATCTTTCGACATATGTAGATAGGGGGCGGTATAACTGCACAAGATTAGCGGAGATGAAGTATGATGTAACATTTGACAAGGTTTCGAGTCCAGAGGGTAATAAGAAGTCGGCAAAGAAAGGTATGCTTGCGAGTTTATTTAGCATTTAAGAGAAGGAGAAGAGTATGCAGTATAACGAGTTAGTTCCCGTAGAGCTTACGAAGCAGGAAGTTGCAGAGAGTAAGGAGATGATTGACGCTCCCGAGGCGTATAAGGAGAAGTTAAAGGCTCTGCCCGAGGTGCAGAACTTAACGAACGAGATTAAGATTGATTTTAACAACGCGAACGGCACAGGGATGTCGATTCTCCAGTTCGGAAAGAAGCCCGCAGAGGAAATCGAGAAGATGTCGAACGAGATTCTTAACTATGTGAAGGTACCGACTGACACAGAGGCGGCTGAAATGATGAAACAGCTTGCAAAGGTTATGAATCGGTTTGATATTAAGGAAATCGAGAAGATTAACGATGTTCCGAAGAAAGAGAGCTTCTTTGACAAGATTCGTAAGCGTATGATGGAGAATCTTGATGCGGTAATCCAGAAGTATGACAATATGGGAAAAGAGGTAGACCGTATCGGTCAGTTGCTTCGTGGGTTTGAACAGCAGACGATTGACAGTAATGTGACGCTCACAAAGATGTGGAAAGCGAATCAGACCTATTTTTGCGAGCTTGAGAAGTATGTAGTAGCTTGCGACTTGGCAGTAGACGAGCTTACGCTTTATCGTTCTCGGGTGGAGGCAGATAACGAAACGCTGTCTCCCGATATGAAGAGTATCCGTTTAGGTCAAATTGACATGGCTGTAAACGAGATTAAGAAGCGCCAGTACGATTTACTGCAAGCGGAGATGGTGGCTAGAATGACCGTGCCGATGCTCCAGAATATGCAAGTTACGAACATGAATCTGGCGCGAGAGATTAACGCGGCGTTTGTAGTGGGTCTGCCGATTTTCAAGCAGAACTTAGCACAGGCTATTTTGCTTAAGAGACAGGCGATTGTAGCGAACTCGGTCGGTCAGTTTAGGGAAGCGCTTAACACACAGCTTGAGCAGAACGCGAATTACAGTGCAAAGACGGGAGCAGAGGTAGCAATGCGTTCTATGGACGGACTGTTTGACATGGATACGCTTAGACGGGTTTATCAGACGGTTAAAGAGGGAACTGCGAATGTGCAGAGAGCGATGGAGACGCAGATGTTGTCGAATGCGGAGAATGCGAAAGAGATTGAGCGAATGAAGCTTGAGACTAGGCAGGGTTCTCTGTCGGTTACGAAGCAGTACGGCAAGTAATAAAGTGTAGTTAAAATACCTGCGAGTAATATCAGTACACGCGGTATATGTCCAGTAAATTTATTTAAGGAGGAGTAGGCTAATATGTTAGATTTCACACAGTATGATAAGAAATCTCTTGCGAAAGTGGGCAATGTGGATTCGAGTTCGGTTCTGGTGCTTGAGAAGGATAGCATTTTGCGTCTTGAAAAGGACGCTCCGAGCTTAAGGCACTGCACGGTAGGTTTAAGCTGGGATGCGGCGCAGGATGGCGCATCTCCCGTAGATTTGGATTTGTCGGCGCTTTATATCATCCCGAACGAGAGAATCACGAAGGCGAATGTAAACGAGCGTTTCTGCTATTACGGCAACCCGAATAACAGCGGGGACGGTAACGAGGCGAAAGGAATTCTGCCGACAAAGTGCTACATGGTGCAGGGAACATGGTCGGCGGGCGATGACAGATTCGGAAAGATTTCGGTCGGAAAGAACGACAACGAGGAAGTTTATACGAATCTTGACGAAGTACCTGCAAAGGTAGCGGGCATTTTGTATGTGGTAAGCGTCTATAATCAGTACGAGGACGGCAGACCGAAGCAGACTTTCGGAGCGGCGAAGAACGCATATGTGCGTTTAATCGACCGTGACACGAATAAGGAGATTGCGAGATACAGTTTAACGGGTGATTACTCGACAGACACGGTGGTTGAGTTCTGCACGCTGGAGCGTGACGGTAACGGCTGGGTATTCCATGCGATTGGAAACGGTTCTATGGGTACGCTTTTAGACATTGTGACAAAGTACGGAGCATAAGCAGGAGGATAAGGGCATGTCGATTTTCGGTAGATTATTTGGTAACGGAGAAGAGGAAGAGAAGAAGAGTGACGAGGCGCGTTCTAACGGCTTTAGTGACACGGCTAGAGAGAAGATTCGTGGCACGGCAACGCGAGAGGTTTTAATCAGCCTTGATAAGCCGTCCGTAGTGAGTCTTGAGAAAGGCGACCTTTTGAATCTCTCAAAGGCGAATGTGCCGCTTAGTAAGATTCATGCGGCGGCAGGATGGGACGAGGCAGAGACAAAGAGGGCAGACCATATTGACCTCGACCTTTGCGCTCATTTGTTTGCGGGGGATAGACTGGTAGATACAGTTTATTTCGCTCACAAGAGTTCAGATGGTGTTAATCTCGACCATGATAATCTTACAGGCGAGGGAGACGGCGATGACGAGAACATCTATGTGAATCTGAACGGTCTTGAGAAGGGTGTAGACAGAGTTTATTTGTCGGTAGTTTCGTATACGAATAATACCTTCAATGAGGTTCGCAACGCCTATATTCGGCTGATTGACGAGAGTGGAAGGGAAAGAGAGCTTGCACGCTATAATCTGTCAGCAGATGGCGGTAATAACGACTCTGTAACAGCTGGTGCGTTTATCAGAGAGGGTAGCGAGTGGAAGTTCCTCGCGATTGGGGAATACAGCTTTAACAATCATAAGATTCGTAATCTCGGCAATAAGTTAGCCGAGGCACTTAAGTAAAGGAGGATATGAGAGATGGCGATTGATTTTTCGATTCTGGATAAGAGTGCGCCGATGCCGAGTGAGGTATCGGGAAACGGCGGTAGTTCACCGATTAGCCTTGAGAAAAACAGCATTATTGACTTAAGTAAGGCGGCACCGAGCCTTAAGCGAGTCAAGTTTACAGGCGGTTGGGACATTGCAAAGCAGGCAGGCGAGCAGTTTGACCTAGATATTTCTGTTTTCTGCGTAGACTACAGGGGCAAGGTCGGTGACTTACGAACAGAGGCGGTCTGGTATCAGAATCTTGAGAAGCGCGGTATTATCCACAGTGCAGATAACAGAACAGGCGAGGGTGAGGGCGATGACGAGTCTGTAAGCATCAACTTGGACGATGTATCGAGTGACTATCAGAAGTTGCTGTTTACGATTTCGATTTACGATGCGGAGAAGCTTAAGCAGACCTTCGGTCGGGTGAGTAATGCGTTTACGCGCCTTGTAGATATTGACACGGGCAGAGAGATTGTCCGTTACAATTTGACGGGCGATTATTCGACAGATACTTTCCTGTTTGTCGGTGAGCTTGTGAGAAACGGCGATAACAGTTGGGCATTCCACACGATAGGACAGGGCAGTAATCTTAATCTCTTGACATTCTGGGAGAAGTATAGATAAACAGGCGGCTATTGTCGCGTTTAGGTAGTCACATGTAGGTAGCGGGGGGGGGCAGAAAAGTCTCCCCGCGTTTATCGGGAGGTATCTTTTGAAGTATACGGGATTAAGTAAAGAAGAAGTGCGTAAGTCTTACGAGGCACATGGAAATAACGCGCTTTCGTCTAAAAAGATAGAGACATTTCTTGAGATTCTGGTCGGGGCATTTGATGACCCTTGGATTAAGGTCTTGCTTGCGGGTCTTTTGCTAAAAGTCGCAATCAATGTAGCATGTATGGTAAATCCGTCCCTCGGAGAAGCGGACTGGATTGAGGTTGTGTCGCTTGTATTGGCGATTGGGCTTTCTACGGGCGTTGCGGCATTTTCGGAGTGGAAGAACGGGCAAGAGTTTAATGTTTTGCAGGAGCAAGCGTCAAAGATAGTCACGAAGGTTTATCGAGACGGCAGTTTGCAGGAAATCAGCATAGATGATATTGTTCTGGGAGATATTGTACAGCTTCGTGCAGGAGACCAGATTCCCGCAGATGGTATTATTTTGTCTGGAAGCCTAAAGGTAAATCAAGCGTCACTAAACGGAGAGTCAGAGGACGCTAAGAAGATTGAGCTAGGCGAGAATCCGCGTCCTACTGGGGATGACACTTTTAATCCGTTTATTTTGCTTCGTGGTTCGTATGTAACAGAGGGCGAGGCAGTGATGGAAGTCACGGCGATAGGCGACAAGACGATGCTTGGCTCTATCAATGTGGCGATACAGGAGGATGCAAAGGAGTCGCCGTCAAAGGAGAAGCTAACGAAGTTAGCGGGACAGATAGGTGTTATGGGTTCTGCGGGCGCGATTGGTTATCTTTTAATCAATGTAGTGCTTGTGTCTGGCTTGGTTCGGACGATTCAGAAGCCCGATAACATCATCTTCTTTGCGATTCAGCTTATCATGTACGCTGTAACTATCATTATTATGGCAGTACCGGAGGGTCTGCCAATGATGCTTGCGATGGTCGCCAGTATGAACAGCAGACGGCTCTTGTCCGAGAATATTCTTGTAAGAAAGCCAGATAGCATTGAGACAGCGGGTTACATAGATATGCTGTTTTCCGATAAGACGGGTACGATTACAGAGGGTATCTTAAAGGTCGTAGATGTGCTACTGGGAGACGGCTTTGTTTATACGACAGGCGACACAGTGGGGAAGTCGTTTAAGAGTGCGCCAGATAGCCTAAAGGGAGAGTTAAAGGCGGGTCTTGGATTAAATAACGACTCTTCGATTTCAAACGGAGTGGCGATTGACTCAAATACGACCGACAGAGCGCTCTTAAACTTTCTGTTTAGCTATGGACTTGTGCCAGAGAGCAAGGAGAGCATTGTTTCTAAAGAGGCGTTCACTTCTGCTACGAAGTTTGCTTCGATTACGCTGGATTCGGGCGAGACTTATATAAAGGGTGCGCCAGAGATTATCCTAAAGGGCGTAACGAAGTATATGACCGAGGACGGAGAGGTAGCCGACTTTACGAGAGCGGTCGAAGAGAGCTTTACGAAGGCTTCTGTCGAGCAGGCAAACCGTTCGATGCGTTTATTGGCGGTTGTGAAAGAGGAGAAGGGCGTAAAGACGCTTATCGGAGCGGTCTGTATTAGAGATAATGTTAGACAGGGCATTAAGCAGACGGTCGAGACTCTAAACGGCGCTGGCGTGTCGGTTGTGATGGTAACAGGCGACAGAAAAGAGACGGCTGTAGCGATTGCGAAAGAGGCGGGAATTTACGCTTCGGAGTCGGATGTCGTGCTTACGCATGATGAGCTTGTCGGTCTAACGGATGACGAGGTAAAGGCGGTGCTTCCGAGGCTAAAGGTAGTATCTAGGGCTTTGCCGATGGATAAGAAGCGCCTTGTGAATCTGGCGCAGGAGATGGGAGCGGTAACGGGCATGACGGGAGACGGTGTAAACGATGCGCCGTCCTTAAAGACTTCGGATGTCGGTTTTTCGATGGGAGACGGCACACAGGCGGCGCAGGAGAGTTCGGACATCGTGATTCTGAATAACTCGCTGACTTCTATCGAGAAGGCAGTGCTTTACGGCAGAACGATGACGGAGAGCGTGAAGAAGTTTATCGTGTTCCAGCTCACGGTAAATGTAACCACGATAGCATTGTCGCTGATTGCGCCGCTGATTGGTTACAAAGAGCCGTTCACGATTATCCAGATTTTGTGGATTAACTTGATTATGGACACGCTAGCGGCGCTTGCGTTCGGAGAAGAGCCGACCCTTGCGCGGTACATGAAGCGACAGCCGATAGGACGGAAGGAGCATATCCTAACGAACTACATGAAGTCGGCTATCGGGCTATCTGGTGCGTTTATCGCTGTGGTATCGGCGGGTATTCTAGCAAACCTTGGCAATGTGCAGAGTGTATTTGACTTGAGCGGAAGTGAAGAAGTGCTTACTTTCATGTTCACTTTCTTTATCTACGCAGTAATCTTCAACTCGCTTAATACGAGGAGTCATGGATTCAATGTGCTTGAGTATATCGGGCAGAACAAGAAGTTTATTTATGTGATGACTTCGATTGCGGTGGTGCAGTCTGTGATTATTGAGTTTGGTGGACATGTGTTTAGCACAGTGCCGCTTGATTTGAAGCATTTTGGCATGGCTTTGGTGCTTGCATTCTTGATTATTCCCGTAGATATGGCGAGAAAGCTTATTGTCGGTTCATACAAGGAGTAAAATTTTTACGGGGCAGGGGGAAATTCCCCTGCCCTTTTTGTTTTCCTTGACAGTGAGAAAGTCTAAGCGTATAATAACTAGTGACAGTTAGTGTGTCGGTCTGTAAGGAGACAGAGGATGAGAGAGTTGGTTTTGCTTCGCGGGTTGCCTGCAAGCGGGAAGTCAAGCTTTGTGGAGGAGTATGGCTTGGGGGCGTATACCTTAAGCCTTGATGACTTTCGGATTAAGGTAAACAGTGTGGAGCTTACACGGGATGGCGGCTATACGATTTCACAGGTGACGAATACGCTGGTCTATAAGCAGTTTATGTCTGTTTTAGCGGCGCGTATGGGGTTAGGAGAGTTCACTGTTGTAGACGCTTGTCATGTAAACAGGAAGAGCGTAAAACAGGTATTGGAGTTAGCCGAGAAGTATAACTATCGGGTTAGCGTTGTAAACTTAAATATCTCTGTAGAAGAGAGCAAGCGAAGAAACAGAGTTCGGGAGGAGTATAAGCGTGTTCCCGATGCAGTGATTGATAGAATGGCGAGTCGGTGGGAAGATGACTTGCTTTTACCAGAGATTAAGAGAGAGGACTTTGCTGACTTTCTAAGGCTTAGTGTAGACGAGTTAAAGGGAAAGTATCGTGGAGTAGTCGTAATCGGAGACATTCATAGCAGTGTTTATCCGCTTAGAAAGGTCATTAAGCAGTTTGATGACAGATTTCTCTATGTGTTTGTCGGAGACTATTTTGACAGGGGAGACTCGCCCGTAGAGACTTTTAATCTTGTAGAGGAGTTGTCGAGAAAAGAGAATGTCGTTATGCTTCTCGGAAACCACGAGCATCATATGCGGGATTATCTTCTTGGGGAATTTGATTCGATTCCGAGACAGGCGAGAGAGACTTATAAAGCGTTTAAGGAGGCAGGGATTTCGGAGTCTCGGGTTCGCGCCTTTTATGATAGGCTTCGAGATTACTATGCGTTTAAGGTGTTTGGGAAGAAGTATTTTGTGTGCCATGCGGGAGTCCCGTTTATCCCCGAGAGGGCTAAGTTTATCAGCACCAGACAGCTTACGGGTGGTTTAGAGGACGGAGCGGGAGAGATTGATACGATTTACACAACGAATGTGCTTAAGCGAGGCTTGGTACAAGATGACGGAGAGTATTTAGGGTTTATCCAGATTCACGGTCACTTAAATACGCCGTCAACTATCTTTAGCTACAGCCTTGAGGATAGTGTAGAGTTCGGTGGAAACTTAAAATACGCGGTAATCAATCCGAACAGAGAGATGCCGTCTATTTGCAAGGTAAGTAATAAGTTTGCTGGGGTAGGTGAGAGTGCTACAGGGATTACGGTAGCAGACGCGCGTGTAAACGCGCTTTTGCAGAAGGTAGGAATCAGAGTAAAGGATTTAGGCGACTATTACAGCGTAAATTTCTCTCCTACTGTGTTTTATAACAGGTATTGGAACGAGTATACGGTGAAGGCGCGAGGCTTGTTTATCGAGAAGGGGACAGGAAAGGTCGTTGCACGGAGCTACGATAAGTTTTTTAATGTCGGTGAGCTGGATAGCGAAGAAGCGATTGCGGAGAAGCTTAGATTTCCTGTAGTGTTCCGCGAGAAGGCAAACGGATTTTTAGGTCTTGCTTCTATGTACCGTAAGACTGGGGAAGAGAAGCAAGAGTTAAAGCTGTTTTCCAAGTCTATGGATAAGGGGAAGTTTGTTTCGATGCTCCGCGATGCGTGGGATAGCTTAAAGCCAGAGACAAGGTATGTCTTAAAGAGAATCATGGTAGAGCGGCATGTGTCTGCGATTTTTGAGGTAATCCACCCGAACGACAGGCATATCGTAGATTATAAGGACGCGACTAAGCTGTATCTCTTAAACTTTGTAGAGAACTCATTAAGCACGAAGGTTTACGCGCCAGAGGAGTTACTGGGAGAGGACGGTTTGTCGGTAATTTTAAGCGACAGCGGAATAAGTCTGCCGAAAGTGCTTGCTGTAGCGCATGGCAGGGACGAGTGGCGTAAGACAGTAACGGAGCTTTCGCTTAGAAAAGACATCGAGGGAGCTGTGTCGGTAGATAAGCGCGGGTATATGGTGAAAGTAAAGACGAATTGGTATCGCGACCTTAAGGCGAGCAGAAAGGCGCTTGAGTACGGCAGAGACATAAACGCTTTCACGCATTACGCGATTAAGCACGGTCTTGAGAAGGAGAGCGTAGTTGTGATTAAGCGGCAGATGGATAAGGAGGGACGGTAAGATGGTTGTATTCATGTTTGAGCATTCCAGTATGTTTGTCTGGATTTGGATAATGCTCGCGATTGCTTTTGGAAAGGGCGTGTATCGGTTTGTTAGAAGCAAGGGAGACTTTTCCGCTCGTATGATGGCAGTAAAGGAAGAGTATTTTGCGAAGGATTTCGAGGGGCTTTCGACTTCTGTAATTTTCCTTGGGTTAGCGTTGCTTTTCCTGTTTAGTTATCTTTTGTTTGAGCATGGAGACGTGTCGAAGCGGTATTTGATTCATGTAGCAGAGAGTGAGGCGATTCAGAGTTCTTCATTAAGCGTTAAGCCGCTTGAAGCCGAGTTTACTGCGCCGTTGGATGCTGTGGTTTATTCAAGAGACGAGCAGAACGGTGACAAGGTATCGGAGTTTACGCCGCTAGACGAGAAGAAGTCTAGCGCTACGGTTACATTTGGGGATAGCAACGTAGTAAACGGCAGTGCAACCAGTTTCATGGTAAATCGTGCGGATAAGTTTAAGGTGCGGACGAATCAGCAGTATAAAGTTAATTATTCCGAGGTTTCAAAGGGGAGGTTAAGCATTTATCCAGACAGTGAGCAGAATCTTAGAAGCGTGAGATACAGAGTTACGGGGTTTAACAAGGGATACAAGTATTACCTAGACGGAGTGACACGGATTCCAGATGCAGAGGTAGAGCGCGGTGAAACAATGATTACGCTATTTGTAACTTTTTCGCATAAGGAGAAGGATGATGACGAAGAGGGTAGCCTGCCCCCGTATCGTGTCGTGAAAGAGCATAGCATTATCGGGTATGATAACGACTGGAACATTAAGGACTGCTATTTGATTCGGCAGTAACGGGAAAGTAGATGGCGAGTTGTTACGAGAGTTTTTACGGTAGGGTGATGTTATGTTTTGTTTTAGTTGCGGCGTTAAATCTAGTTAGCTTAATTATAATTGGTAAGTCGATTTTTGGCTTGTCATGGGAAGTACTCGGATGCTGTAAAGCTATAATTAACAGACATGGAGATACTCTGGAAGATAATCTGGCTTTTCTAGCCGAGTCATTAAAGGTGAATCTCCTGTTGCCTCGTTCTGGCTATAAGTCTTGTTTAGAGGTAGGGGGTATTACAGGTGTAATTGACTTGTATCGTGGGGATGAACTCTTTGATATAGTCGGAGCAGAGGTGACAGAGGAGAATCGCTTACAGTTTAATGACGGGTCTACAGAGGTTAGCTATAAGGTAAGTACTCCAGATGGTGCTTCTGTTCGTAGGACAAAGCGAGGTCGTATTTCGCTTAAGAGACACGGTGTAGTTTATACGCTAAAACGGAGCGGGTATAAGTGCAGTAGTATGTTTAGCTTTGTCGTTTACTCGCTAGACAGTAACTTACGGTGGTATCTGGACGGTGGGGAGATTGAGTTTCCGAAAGGCGGGAATGTTTCGCTAGTTACTGCGCCAGTGGGGTATATGATTAGATTGTTTGGTTATGACAGCGAAAACCGTCTCTGTGACGGAGTTGTTATAAGAGTTGTGTAGGGGGGTTTGTGGTGGATTCTGAAAACAAGGAAGTCAGATGTGTTGGATTCATTTTTGGCATTGGATTATTTCTTGTGATTTTCGTATTAAGCTACCTCATGGTGTCATACCCAGATATGGTAGCTGGTAGCCAAGCAAAGAAGATAGCTAAGTCGCTATCTTCAATCCAGTCCCGCATCAATGTGCAACCTACAACTATTTCTTTAAGCTTACCAACAGACTCATTTGTTTATGACGCGCAAGGTGGAGGGGTAGTCGGGGATTCGCTCATGTCATTTAATGAAGGAAGTCACGATTTAAGTTTTCATGCGAGTTATCCGAATGGAAGTGAGCAGAAGTCGTTAGAGGTTCGTTTATCTGGTTCGCGTGTCGGTGCTACATATACGCTCATGAAGGAAACGAAGGATGACACTGTTCATTCTGTGCAGTTTCGAGTCTATGGTTTAGACACAGCATTAGTGTGGTATGTGGACGGAAAGCGTGTTATGCCATCGGAGGATGGAAGCGTGGAGGTTTCGCTTCCGAAGTATGTTGACCCTGCTAGGAGTAGCGCCCATGACTCACTCTACTTTACTTGTTTGGTTGGCTACAGCGAGGTTGATAACTCGGTACGAGATGGGGTCATAATACGCTATGACCGCAAATGAGCGCCTAGAAGCCCCTAGAAAGGCTTCTGGCAGTTAGGTGGTAAAAGTATCAAGAGAAGCCTTGTCGTGCCTCTACGGGGCGCGTGGTGCGTCACAGAGGTATGCTAGGTTTATTTATACGGGAGGACAGAGATGGCAGAGGTCAGTCAAAATTTTTACACTTCGGACTCAATTAAGTCGCTAAAGGGAGCAGAGCCGTATCGTTTGCGTCCAGAGACAGTGCTTGGGACGAAGGACGAGAACGGTGTGCTTCATGCGGAGTTTGAGGTGTTGTCGAACGCGACCGATGAGGTGCGAGAGGGTCATTCGGATAAGGTCATTGTTCGGACTTTTAAGGACGGAGCGATTGAGATACAGGATTTCGGTCGTGGTGTGCCTATGGGGTGGAACGAGGCAGAGGGGAAGTATGCGTATGAGTTAATTTTCTGTACGATGTATGCCTCGGGTAAGTATGACGCTTCAAACTACAGTCGTTCGGCGGGCTTAAACGGTATCGGAGACACAGCGGCGCAGTTCACTTCGGAGTATATGGATGTGGAGTCGGTGCGTGATGAGCATAAGAATGTCGTGTTTAACGGTGACGGTAGCGTAAAGTCGTTTGATACGGTTCGGACACGCTATACGATGCGCTTTGAGAAAGGCTATCCAGTCGGGGAGCTACAGGTAGAAGAGGGTGTAGAACAGCATACAGGGACTAAGATTAAGTTTAAGCCCGACTTAGAAGAGGTTTTTAAGGACGCGCAGACGATTCATTTTGACATAAGCACATATCTTACGCGGCTTAGACGGGATTCTATGCTAAGTGGGGCGCTCATGGAGCTTCACTACGAGGATATGAAGCCGATAGAGGTGTATTATCCAGACGGGGTGAAGAGCTGGCTTGACGAGACTGTTCCCGTGGAGAGCAGATATACAAAGGATTTGTTATCGTTTAGCGGTTCTGGGACAGGTAAAGACAGTGAGACAGCCTCGGCAGAGGAGTATACAGCGAATTACGATATAAATTTCGGGTTTAAGAAGTACTCCGCGAAGGTAGAGGTGGATGACGAGAGCGAGCAGAGTTCCGTTTATGAGGTTTATCATAACGGCGGTCTTTTGTCGGAGGGCGGTGCGCCGTCAGAGGGCTTTTATGACGCAGTGATAAATGTGTTAAACGGATATGCGCGGTCTGTAGGGGTGTTATCCCGCAAAGACAGGTTTAAGCGCGAGGATTTAAGCGGTGTTTTATTCGCGGTAGTTTCAACGGAATGCCCGGGTTATCTTACGAACTACATGAACCAGACGAAAGTCGCAATTACAAACAGGTTTATCCGTAAGCTTGTAAGTGAGCAGACGAAGAAGTATTTTGAGAACTGGGTGCTTTCACATAAGGCAGAGTTAGATGAGGTTGTGCAAGCGGCGATTACAGCGAAGTCCGCGCGTGAGAAAGCGGATGCTGTGCGTCAAGCGGACTTAAAGCAGTTGTCAAAGGGAGTAGACAGCTTTAGGAGTGCGCCAGAGAAGCTAACCAGATGCACGAGTAGGAAAGCCAGCGAGTGCGAACTTTACATCGTAGAGGGTGATTCTGCCAAAGGACCGATAGTTTTAGCGAGAGATTCCAAGACGCAAGCGGTGTTGCCCGTAAGAGGAAAGATAATTAACTGTATTACGGCTAGTTTAGCGGAGATATTAAAGTCGGATGTAGTGCTTGCGCTTGTGCAGAGTATCGGATGCGGTGTAGAGGCAAAGAGCAAGTTGCTAAAGGATTTGCCGCAGTTTGACATTACGAAGTTAAACTATGATAAGATTATCATTTGTACGGACGCGGATGATGACGGGTATCACATTCGATGCTTGGTTTTAACGGTGCTGTATAGGCTTATGCCGACTCTCATTCGAGAGGGCAAGGTTTATATAGCGGAGACACCCTTGTTTCTTATCGACACGCACGGCGGTAAGGGGAAGAAAGCTACGAAGTATGCTTACACGACAGCGGAGAAGGATAAGCTAGTCACTCGTCTTATTTTAGACGGGGTAAAGGAGTCGGACATACTGGTAAAGCGGTTAAAGGGACTTGGCGAGACGAGCGCCGCAGTGATGCACACGACAACGATGGACAAGAAGAATCGTCACTTGATACGGGTGACGATGGAGAATGTGCAGGAGTTTGCATCGCTTGCGGAAAGTCTAATGGGGACGGATGTTCCGAGTCGGAGAAGTCTGGTGGAAGCCTACTACGAGACAGATTTTGAGGAGATAGCATACGACACGGAGGAGAGTCTACCAAAGGTAGTCGATGCCGACCTTTTATAAGACCGTTTGACTTGAAAGCCTTAGATATGCGGTGGTACCATTTGGCGTATCACCGTATATTTTAAGCGGAGGTATAGGTATGCAAATAGAGTTGCGGGAAATCCCGAAGCGTATGCTTTACGAGGTCACGCGGGTAAGACAGGTAGTTCGGTTTCGGATGCTGACGGATGCAGAGCAGATAGCATATAAGTGCGATGTTTATACGGATATAGCGATTTTAGATGTGTCGGGAAGGCGCATTCTAAAGTTTATAAGCCGAAAAGAGCTTGTGCGGGATTATAGGACAGCGCTTGGGAAGAAGATTAGGCTTATAGGCTTGCACTATCGAAAGAGCTATCTGGCAGTGCAGGAGGATAATCGGACGCTTTACGCGACAAAGGTAAAGGGGAATCATACGCTGACGGTAAGAGGTCGGGCTGTGCCGAGGGATACGCTTATTGTGTTTTCTCTGGCGGGAGACGCGGTAGACTATAACAGCCTTGAGTTTTATACGGGTCGCACGGGAGAGATGCTGTTTAAGAAGCAGTATCATATCGTGGGTCGAGTAAGGGGAGCAGAGGCGATGCGCTCTGTAAAGTCCGTAAAGTCTACGCCGTCCGTTACGCCTACGGTAGCGCCTGTGATAAGCGTATATACGGGAGAGCGTGGAGAGCTTGACGAGATTCGGGCATTACAGGAAGAGAGGAGTCGCGTTGAGGGTGCAAAGGTTTGGAGTCCTACTGATAGCCGTGAAGAGGATGAGTTAAAGACCGCGCCGTATGTCGTGGTGTATAAGCTTCTTCGGGGTGGTAAGAGTCTGGTCGGGTTTATTGTGCGCGATACGCGGTTGAATCCAGACGAGAGTAGTCTTACGCTCGGGAAAGGCGATAAGCCTGTAAATCTTAGCATGGCAAAGGAACTCTGTATCAGTAAGCAGATACGGAATATGACGATAGGCGTTCGGAAAGAGAATAACAAGGTGTTCTTTAGAGGAGTCGGGATAAGACTTGAGAATGTTCCGCAGTTTCCAGTCGAGCGGTTAAGCGGAAGGAAGTAAGATACCATCGCGTCTTAAATTGGTTTTAGCTTAAATCGTCATACTTTACAAAAAGTAAAACAGTACACAGGATTTCTTACGATTAGTAATTTTATTTAAGGATTTTCAGAAGGGTGCGTGAAGAGAGATGATTGTCAACAAAGACATCGGGGAGCTGTTTATTCGGAATTATGTGCAGTATGCAAAGATGACGATACAGGCGAGAGCGATTCCAGACGCGAGGGACGGCATGAAGCCCGTCCAGCGCCGAATCTTGTATTCGATGCATGACAACGGCATGTATGCGTTTGACAAGAACGGGAAGGCGGGGAAAGCGTATAAGTCAACCCGAATCGTGGGTGATGTCATGGGTAAATATCATCCGCACGGAGATATGTCTATTTATGGGTCGTTAGTAGATTTAACAGACGATAAAGGGGTGACTTTAGCGCCGTATGTGCATGGAGACGGAACTTTCGGTCGTGTATGGTCGGATAAGATAATCGCGGCGAGTTCGAGATATACGGAGGCTAATTTACTGCCGATTGCGAGGGAGCTGTTTGACGGGTTAAACGAGGATGCGGTGGATATGTCACCGAACTTTGATAACAGCGAGGAAGAGCCGACTTTATTGCCCGTAACTTTCCCGACTATTCTGGTGGGGTCTACGGATGGTATTGCGGTCGGGTTTAGTTCAAGCGTTCCGAGGTTTAGCCTTAAGAGTGTCTGTAATACGGCGATAGGGATGCTTAATGGAAAGTACAATAAGGCAGAGGACATTTTAGCTGTACTTGGACTTCCAGATTTCAGCACAGGCGGGTTTATTCACCGCAATGACGCAGAGCTTCTTCGGTTGTTAAAGACGGGTAGAGGTTCGTTTACGGTAAGCGGGACGGTAACTGTTCTTCGGGACAAGATTATTGTAACGGAAGTGCCAGTCGGGACGACAGTCGAGAAGATAGACGACAAGATTCGAGAGTTGATTGCGGAGGGTCGTGTGTTAAAGGGAGTCCGAGATGTGATTAACTCATCGGGCTTTGATACGGTTAAGAACGAGGCGAAGTTAGGGCTTACGATAGAGCTAAAGAACGGAGCGGATGCAGATAGGACGCTTGCGGAACTTTGTCGGTATACGCCGATTCGGACACGGGTAAGCTTTACGACACGGGTCTTAATGGGAGAGGGTTGTAAAGAGGGTCGTCCGACCGAGCTAGGCGTTTATGAGCTACTTAGCAAGTGGCTTGAGTGGCGACAGGGGACGGTAATTAGGCAGTATAGCTATAAGCTTGAGAAAGAGAAGCGTAATGAGTATCTGCTATCGTCTTGGGAGAAGATAAGCAGTCGTTGCAGTGAGTTTGTGCAGGATGTAGCTACAAATGACGAGGATAAGCTGTTTATTCTTTGTGAGGAGAAGTATGGACTCACGAAAGAGCAGACAGAGTATCTAATCGAGAAGAAGATACGGAGTATCACGCAGGACAAGGTAGCGAGTGCTTTGGCACAGCTTAAGAAGTCCAGAGAGGATATGTCGTATTACGAGCGGGTTGTGACGGATGAGGGCGAGAGAACTAAGTTAATCGTGTCACAGCTTGAGCGGGTAAGGGACACTTACGGGATTGAGAGAAAGTGTGCTGTAGCGGATGCGGTGGTAGAGTCCGAGATAGACGAGCGTTTAGCAGAGGTCGTGCAGGATTGTGATGTAAGTGTAGTAGTCACGAGGAGCGGTCTTGCGAAGCGGTTTATGAATCCTTCGGACAGCGAGGGAGCAGAGAGCCTGCTTGTAAGCAAGGATGACGAAGTAAGGTGGAAGATAGACTGCAATAACAGAGATACGCTACTGGTGTTTACGACAACAGGCGTTTGTTACAAAGTAGCCGTGCATGATATAGACAATTCAAGCAGGACTAGAATCAAGAACAGCCTTTGGAATATTGCGACAAAGAAAGAGGACGGTGGAATCCTGTATGTAACGAATGCAGGAGACTATTCTGGTGGCTTTACGGTCATTTACGGTGACGGAAAGGCTATGTATGTACCTCTCTGCACGGTAAACGGAAAGCGCAGTAAGTATATCAATGTATTCATGGATATTACGGGGCATAGCGGCGGGATTGTGACAGAGCATGAGAAGTTTTTTGTCACGACAAAGAGGAATTACGCGAAGCTCGTAGATTTAACGGGATTGTCTAGTCTTGACAGGCGTTCAAAGTTTAGGGTTGCGAGTTTAACGAAGGGGGATAACATTGTTAAGCTAGTCCCGTCCGATAAGGTAGCGAATTTCGATAGTGTGGATTGGAGTCCGTATTGTAAGCCTTATGCGGTAAAGATTAAGTCATATCTGCCGATTTTATAATCGGGAAATAAGGGGTCTGTATCTGTTAAGGAGAGGCGATGGCGAAGAAGCAAGTAATAGACTTCGATGCTGGTACACTTGAGTCGCTAGAGATAATCTTTTCGGCGCTCACGGTCGGTAGCAGTCTGGTAAAGAACACAGATATGCTTGCGCGGAAACGGGAGACATATCAAGAAGCTATGCGGGAGTTTATAAGCCAGTTTACGGTAAATGTATTCTATAACGAGTATTATTTCCTATACCAGCTAATCCGCGTAGCGAAGATAACAAATTTCGGAGAGGCACAGATAAGTTCCGAGATAGAGGCAAACAGTGCGGATATTCTGTCCTCTCCGTTTATCGAGGTCGTTACAGAGTATGTAGCGGGGAATGGAAATGTAATATCGGATGACGAGAAGGTAGAGTATTTCCGAGAGGTAGTGCTTGAGCGGGTTACGAAGCTAGCAAATCGGGAAGTAACGATGAGCGAGTTTTTATCAGCCTGTGAGCAGTATAAGAGAGCCTATAAGAATCAAGTGATGTTGCAGACTGCAAATGCGATGTCTATGATAATGCAGAGTACGGGGTACGATGAGCCTCGTAAGCGCGGTGGAGTAAAGCATTTGCAGGGTTATCTTGACGCTTCGGACTACTATAGTCGCCAGTCAGCCCGTATACGGGAGTTAGATAACGAGAGCGGAAGCAGGGCTATCGTGATTGATAACGACTGGGTGATGAACGAGAACGAGAGAGATAAGTCGCCCGAGGATACAATAGTCCTAGACTACGGGATAGAGGAGCTAGATAAAGTTTGCCGAGGGATACGGCGAACGAACATGCTAAATATCATCGGACCAACGAAGGGTGGTAAGACAACTTTCACTTGTTACATGGTGCATAGAGCCTTGAAGCGAGGCTTAAATGTAGCGATTTGGGCGCTAGAGGGTACATATAGCGAGTGGATGGCACAACTGATAGCCTTGACAGCATTGGATATGCGAAAAGAGGGTGATGTTTCGGTCATTCAGAAGTCGGATATACTGCATCAGAGCTACAAGACGGATGAGGTTCGGGTAGCGGTAGGAGCGGCGAGACAGCACTTGGTATCTGGTGCAGGAATGGGTAAGCTTTCGTTTATCGGTGGTGCGGCGTATATTGAAGATTATATCGACACGATAGATAATCACAGGAGAAACGAGAACAAGTTTGATGTGATAGTTGTAGACTCGCCCGTGTTGGTGGTTAGCAGGACGGGTAGAACGAAGGTCGATAGAGCGGGAGAGGCGTTCACTTCGCTAAAGAATTATGTAGCGAATCAAGTGCCAGAGGGTGCGGTAGCGATAGTTACGGCGCAGTTAAAGCAGGATGTAGTAAACAGCATGAGAGCGAACAAAGACCAGACTTTGGATGTGACGGTCGGCGCAGAGACTTCGGAGACTATCAAAACGCCAGACGAGGTAATAGGTTTGTTTAGCTCAAAGGAAGAGCGTTTAACGGGAAAGATGAAGATATATAATATCGCGGCTCGGCATCATGAGACATTTAGGGATTGTTATATCGGGTGTGACATGAGTTGCGGAACATTCTTTAGTCAGCCCGAGTTAAACGAGGGTTAAGTAGTTTTAAGTAAGTGTTTTTGGAGGGTAGAGGAATGGGACGAGTAAATTTGTCGGATGACGCAGTAGGAAAGCTAGCGGAGGTCATTTGCACGGATATTCACACGAATATCGTAAAGGGCGTGACTTATATTCTGTTAGAGGAGAAGCCGAATACGAAGGTAAGGCTTGATATGTATATGGGGCTTCGCAGGGAGATAGACAGCGAGGGGTTTAAGCCAGACGAGGTGTTTCGGGTTTATAAGGTATCAAACGGGTATGTGTTTGATATGGAGCAGGAGATAGCGGTTTCGATTACGAAGGCGATAATGCAGAAGTCTGGGTCGCTGGATGATAAGAATATGCGGGCTGTGTTAAACAGCGTGATAGAGAGAAGTAAGGTACGGCGAGAGAAGGAGCTAAAGCGGCTTGCGGCGCTTTGTTATAAGGCGTATAAGGCAGGAAAGACATCTCTTGAGGTATTGCTTTTCGGGAAGAACGAGGTCGGGAAAGTTATCATCACGGTAAAGGACGGGAAAGACGACTATGTAATCACATATCCCTCGTTTATGCTCCGTCCGAGTGATATGCAGAGTGTAAACGAAGAGTATTTGATTAAGAGTGGTATACGGATAAAGAGTATCGAGACAGGTGAGATAGTGGGGTCGAATCGCGGTTTACGGGTAGTGGTAAATCTAGGAGCGAATGTAAAGAAGGTGCTATAACTTGAAAGCGAGTATACGGGGGATAACGCTCGGTACAGACGGGGAGAGACAAGCGTATTGTATGCAGGAGATAAGCCTTGAGGTCTTATCAAAGACTTGCGAGGGGATGGAGGTCTTGCTCGGAATAGACGGGTCGTCTACATGTACGGGAATCGCGGTGTTTAACTTAGGGAACAGCGGGTTACTCGGGACGATAGCATTAAAGCGTAGCAGTAAAGAGGACGCGGTTCACTATAAGGTGGAGCTAAAGCGGTTTCTGGTAGAGTTACTGGGGGCGGTGGATGCGCGTGAGGCAGTGTATGAAGAGCCGTTCTTCGGGGTAAACGCGCTGACAAATAAGGTGCTGTTTATGCTCCGTTCGTCTGTCGAAGAGGTGATAGCCGAGAACGAGCCAAGGTTTAATCAGCTTAATTTTCATGAGATAAGTAACGCTAGGTGGAAGAAGCTGTTTTTAGAGAAAGTCCCGAAGGGCGGGAAAGAAGTACAGAAGGCGGCGATACGGGAGAAAGTGATTGCCTTATACCCGTTTATGTGTGTATGCACGCAAGATGAGTGTGACGCGACAGGAATAGGGTACGCGGCGTGTAGGGCAGACAGCATAAAGGGGCTTGAGAATCAGCGTAAGCCGCGTCCGTTTCAGTATTGCATTGAGTTTTTCGGTGGGGATAGTGACGAGGAGTTTACGGAGTGGCTTGACGGGAATTGGGAGAGGCTTTCCGTGCCAGAGACATTGGTCTCTGGTGGGTATTGGATTGTGCCGATAAAGGGGACAGGGAGCTTTGAGAACTATATCTACCGTGAGATGGGGGATGAGGACAGCCTTTTGGTGCTAAGGTTTAGCAGTCAGCATCATGCGAATGTGGTGATGCAGTATCGGATAGCGGATTTGACGGTAAGGAATAAGTTTATTTACGCAGTCGTCTGGAGGAAGCACAGGAAGAAGGCGTAGGGGGAGCATGGGGTCTTTTAGTTGAAATGATTTGACGAAAGACAGACAGGTGCATTACGGTAAGAGTAAAGCGCGGATTATAGGGACTTGGGCAGGTGATAAAGATTGCCTGTTCAAGTCCTTTTGTAGTAATAAGAGGTACCGCTCCTTGTACTTTAGGGGTTTGGGCTTACAAATAAAAGATTTTTGCCGAAAGGAGATTTTTGGTCATGGGAGTTTGTAAGTTGTGCGGAGCGGATACCGAGCTGATTGATGGCAAGTGCTATAGGTGTTTATCGCTGTCTGTTTATGAGGAAGCGAAGATAGAGCCTGCGAGTGAAGAGGAAGAGGCTAAGTTTGCGGAGTCATTAAAGGGTATGGCGGCTATGCTCGTTACGAAAACGCCGCTTGAGCTAATGAAAGAGCGGATAGCGGGTATTACTGACTCGGAGGCAGAGGAGTTTAAGCCAGATTATCAGATTATGTATCACAGGTATCGGGAAGCTATCGACAGCGGGGCGTATTGCATGGTTCTGGCGTGGAATAGCGCGGGGAAAGAGATAGTAGACGCTTCTAGGGCGATAGCGGTTTGTAAGGCGTAAGGTAGGCGTACATGGACGGGAGCGATAGCGCGACTAAGTTACTGCTCGGGGCAGGGTTTAACAGCGTTGAGGGTCTTGAGCGGTATGTGCGAGGCTTACAGGATGCGGAGCGGATTGGAGAGCCAGAGGTAAGCGATTCGGTGTATGATAATCTCGTTCGGGTTCTGGGGGCGGTAAAGCCAGAGAGCAAGGTGTTAAATCGGAGTTTACCAGAGAGATGCTATCGTGGCGCAGGGCTAACAGTTATACGGGATTTATCAGAGTTAAGCTATCTAAGGCGGTTGTTTTTAGAGAAAGGGATAGATACAAGTCTCTTATCGAGCGCAAAGATAGTCGGGCATAGCGTAACGATTAGGTATATTGACGGTAGGTATGCGAGTGGGGAATTTCGGTGCGGTATAGACATAACCGAGGTTTTGCGTAGCCTAGTTCCAGCATATCTTCCAGAGCTAGGGTTTTTCCGTTCGGTAACGATAGGCGGTGTAGTCACGATAAGCCGAAAGAACTTTGATAAGGTCAGTCGGGTTTATAAAACGCCGTTAAGTGCGGTAACTTCGTTTATGCGGGAGACATCGAGCGTGGAAGAGAGGGGGCTACTAAGCCTAGTGTGTGACTCTATAGCGAGTGAGGAAGAGGATAGCTTTCGTAGCCTGCTTAATGAGTATCAGACGCTATCTGCTCTCGGGTTTTTGATTCCTACCTTTCGGGTAACGGATGGAGTGGGGGCGCATAACTTTGACGCTCGGGTAGAAGAGATATTAAGCGAGTTTACGGGGCTTACGCTTCCCTTTGACGCAGACGGAGTGGTAGTAAGAGTAAACGATAACGCTTTGTTTCGAGAGTTAGGGGAGAATGGTAACACTTATCTCGGCGGGTTTATCCTAAAGGCAGGGGAGCGGTTTGGAGCGAAGGTCTATAGCGGGCTAATTCACGAGATAGCATGGGATTACGGGAGTGATAAGCTAAGTCCTAGGGCGGTTATAAGCCCCGTTACGGTGTATGACGGCAATACGATAAACACTGTGCCGCTTTATAGCGTGGGGGTTATGCGGGATAACAGCTTTACGATAGGTTCTAAGATATATTTTCTATACGACAACGAGACAGGCGCGATGCTTTGTGACGAGGATGGAAAGGTCGTGAGCGCCTAGAGAGGGGGCAAAGAGAGATGGATGGATTTAATAGCTTTGACGATGACGAGATAGAGCTTCCAGAGGACGGTAAAGACCTTGAGGGTAACGAAGAGAGGGAAAGCCGCGAGGATACCTTTGATGACGACATAGACGGTCTTTTGGGCGGCTATAACGAGGGAGCGGAAGAGACAGAGGACGGTCATGCGGGCGAGGAAGTGCTGTATGACGATAACGGAGAGCCGTATTACGCGAGTGACTTGGTAGACGAGGACGAGACAGAGAGCGAAGAGTCGGGTCACGAGAGTTTATCAGAGGACGAAGAGGATAGCGCGGTAGATTCGGACGAGGGCGACTTAGAGACTGTAAGCGAGGGCAGTGACGATAGCCTAGAGGATGAGGAGGACACCGAAGAAGCCGAGGGCGATGCGAGTGATAGTACGGGTGAGGTGGCTACGGTTCGGAGTGATAGTTTCCTAGACGAGAACGGAAATGTTCGGGTCATGGACACAGAGGCTTCGGGAGAGACTTTCGAGTTAATCAAGATAAAGTACGAGAATCTAGGCTATAGTAAGAGAATCCGCACGAGTAAGAATGTGGACGACTTGACAAGTAGCATACGGAGTACGGGTTTACTCAATCCTATCGTAGTTGCGCCGTCAGTCACAGAGGGCGTTTATGCGATAATTGACGGGTATCGAAGGATTCTTGCTTGTTCAAAGGTTGGAATCAAAGAGATTCCCGCAATCGTAAACAGAAAGATAACTACGAAAGAGATAGCTGTAGTAGAAGCTCTTTATAATCACAAGAAGCCCTACACGATGCAGGAGATAGTAGATTATATCGAGTATCTTGAAAAGGAGAAAGGAATCACCGACCCGCCGACAGTTGAGTATTTATTAGACTTAAATAACGGTGACTACAGTAAGCTAAAGGACATTCTGTCGGACAATGACGAAGAGATAGTGAGTAAGCTCCTTGAGGGTCAGCTTACTATCGGTGAAGCGTTTAAGCGGCTTGAGAAGCGCCGTTCAAAGGAGACCCGTGAAGAGAAAGACATCAAGAAAGCGGGTAAGGTTTATAACGAGGGGGGCGGCACAGAGGAGAGCGCGTTAAATAACTCTGGCGAGATGGCAGATAGCGGAGAGGAGTCAGAAGAGGACAAGGGGTCGCGTTTAACAGCCGACCAGATAGCGGCGCTAGCTGTTGACCCGAGTAAGATAGATTCCGAGATAGAGGACAAGTCGCTTGATGAGATGATAGCGGAGAGCGATAAGACAGAGGGCTTTGAGCCGCATCAGCAGAAGGTAGGGGAGAGGGAGTATTTAGACCCTGCAATCAAGAAAGCGGTTTTGGCGAGAGATAAGTTTACTTGCCAGTGCTGTGGAATCGGAAAAGACGACAGCGAGAGTTATGTAAGTGTTATGGACGCGCATCACATTGTACCGGTCTTTCTCGGTGGTAAGGACACATCAGAGAGCGGTGTAACGAATATAGATAACATCGTAACTCTCTGCATTATCTGTCATAAAATGGTTCATGAGTTTTCTACGGGAGATTTGCATTTGCCGAGAGAGCGCAAGGCAGAGGAAGTTGAGGAGATGAGCGTAGAGGAGCGTGAGCAGTATAAGAAAGAGCAGACGCGCTTCAAGAAAGTCGTTTATTTCGGAGATTTAATCAGAAAGGCGATGGCACAGCGAGGTATCAATCGCAAGGAGTTTAAGAAACAGCATCCTTCTAACGCTATAGGAAGAAGGAAGCCGGGAAAGAACACGCCACAGGTCGATATTTAAGCGTTTAAGAGGGGGTAAAGTCCTTTGAGGGTAGGAAAGATAAGGTTAAGTCTGCATGGAGTAGCATTAGCTTGTTACTGCGCAGTATTTTTAGCATTAGCGGTCTTATCGGCTATGTTTTACGACATGCAGACTTTGGTTTACGGGTTTCTCGGAATATCAATGCTTGAAATCGGGTACTTAGCCATACAGCAGGCGAGGGGTAAGACAGCCACGCGAAGTCCGAATGTGCGGCTCGGGTTAGTGGTGGTGTTAGTGATTTCGATAGCAAGTCACTTTGTAAGTTATAGCGCCGTGACTGCGGCGGCGGTAATAGCGCTGGTAGGGCTTATTGTTATCTTAGTGAGTCTTAGGGAGACAGGTGCAAAAGAGGTTGTGCTTGCGTTTTGCCTAATGGTCGGTATGTCTGCATTAACACTGGTGTATCCGATGGGTTTATCAAGGTTTACGGATGAGCGGGACTTAAAGAGTGTAAAGGCGGTAGACAAGTATAGCGAGTATCTTAGTAACAGCGAGAAGCTATTAAGGCTTTCGCTTGACTATGATTTTTCGGTCGGGGGTAGTGACATAGACACAGATACGCTAACGGTACTATCTTCGATTACGGGGAAAGAGGCTACGGTAGCGGAAGTTACAGATAGTGAGCTTGTAGATAAGGCGATAAGCGATTTTAGAGAGAGTCGGGAGTAACGGGGTATGAAAGGCAGGATAATCGCGCGGGAAGAGGTTACGAAGCGGAGTCTTATTTTGCCTGAGGTTTTAGAGAAGATACCCGAGCGGTGCGAGTGCGGGGGAGCAGTAGGCTTTAGCAGTGACCTTCGAGAAGCGGTTTGTCTAAATCCGAAGTGCTTTTATAAGACAGCGGAGCGGCTAGGTAGCATGGCAGAGGCTATGGGGGTAACGGGGTTTGACAAGTGGACTTGCATCCGTATTTGTAAAGAGTTTAAGTTAGAAAGCCCGTTTACAGCGTTTCTGGTAGAGAGTAAAGACAGGGGTCTTAATAAACGGCTTACCGCCTTAAAAGAGAGTCGTAGTCGAGAGTGTAGCTTAGTCGAAATGGCAGAATACAGCGGGATTCCGTTGATAGCCGATAACGCAGAGACGCTGTTTCGCAAGGTAGGAAGCATAGAACAGTTTTACGGCGGTACCATCGGGGAGCGAGTTCGGGAGTGCTATCGGAATGGTGTAGGGCTTTCGGAAATCAGCGTAGCGCTTCAAGAGAGCAAAGAAGAGTTAATGCTTGGCGAGCGTGTATTCTGGATAAGGGGTAGGCATGGCAGATAAATACCGAGTGACTGGAAAAGTTTATTCTGGGGTAGATATAGCGGGGTTTTCGATGGAGGACAGTGCGGGAGCGGTTAAGCATATCTCAAAGAAGAAATTAGTTGAGATGATAAAGGCAGGGCTTATTGAGAATATGGGTCTTGTAGAGCGTGACGGGGAAGTGATAGTGACTGGTGCTTTTGACAAGATACCTTCGGTTGCAACGGTCGGGAAGCTTGGCTATAAAAGCAGGGTTACAGACGATAGCGGTCGTGTTACGGGGTATATGCTATCGGTCGAGGGCAAAGAGGACGAGATAGAGGTAAGCATAGACAAGGCGTGGGAGCTGTGCTTTAGTGTCGGGGTAGCCGACATGAAAGCGTATCTTTCGCCTAGCAACGAGAAATATATCATTGTGAGTTGATAGAGAGGTAATGAAATGAGAGGTGCAGTGACAGCGGGTATCCTAATCGCGAATCTCCTGTTTATCTGGTGGTTTCGGAGATATAGCGAGGATAGAGGAATGGTAGCCGCGAATCCGTTCAAGTTTATTTACACATTTTACTGTGTGACGCTGTTTGGCGGTTTGTATGCGGCAAGGTTAAGTGATGTTTCAATAGCTTCTAGGTTTACGAAAGCCTTTATGGAGTTACAGGTAATGCTTTTACTGTATAGTTTGGCAGTTCCGTTTGTAATCGGGGTAAAGAACATATTACATAAGATTGCAACGGTGATTCTGGTATACAGCGCGAGCCTGCTTGTAATAAGGATGTTGGTAAGGTAAGCGCTATGAAGTAAAAATAATAGAATTAGGGGAGTATACATATACATGCAGAGTGACATAATGAGAAGAAACGCGGCGAAGAGGCTATTTGAGTATATAGCAACCGCAGAGAGTCCGAGTGCTAACGACTATCTAAAGAGGGTGGTTAGACAGCTTCGTGACGAGGATATAGACGCAGTAAGTGTGGTGTTTAGTGCAGACTGCAAAAACCTTACTACGATTCAGAACTATATCGAGTATGTAGTAGCGGAGCATCATAGGGCAGAGATTTTAGAGAGGTATTCTTCGTATAAGCTCGGCTTATCTACGGCTACGGATTTAAGCGAGCAGTTAGCGGAGTGGGTATCTACTCCATGCTTTGAGTCGGTAGAGATAAACGAGGGTTTGCTAGGTACTAGCATAGAGACACTTAAGAGCCTAGGCGTTCCCGCGATATATGTTAGGTATTTAACGAGTAATCACGGGACGACTTACGGAGAGGTGGTCGGTACGAACGCTTTTAGGGTTTTAGAGCCTAGGTTTCATCTGTCTAAGACGCTTTCTAAGCCTTTGGTAGAGGTAATAGACGAGATACTAAAGGAAGGCTGTGCTAGGTTTAAGACAAATGTCTACGAGTATATTGAACTCTATTTAGACCCGTCAACTCGTATAACTTGTGCAGAGTTTGCGCGTAAGGTCGGTATTACGAAGCAGTTTATAAGTTTCAGTCTCGGTAGGGCGCTTGACGAGGTAAGGGATATAGCCAAGGTTTATGCGTTTGGAGCGGATTTTTCAAAGCGTATACGGGTTTTAACGGAGAGTCGGGCAGATACGCTTATAAGTCTTATATTAGCGCCGAGTCAGAGCCGTTATCCCCGTGTAGTAGGCATAGACGAGGGTGAGGTGGCAGAGCTAATCGGTGCGGTAGAGGAGCTAGGTGTAAGGGTTACTAGGCTAGGCGAAGCATATAGAGAGCTACACAACGAGTTTAATATAAATCGTGACGAGTTTAATATGCTAATCGGTATGCTGGATAAGAAGCGGTATACGATTACGGAGAACAGCATAACGAGAAAGAAGCAGGAGATTTTCGATACGCTAAACAGCCTAGTTTCGGAGATGTACGGAAGCAAGGGTATAGACATAAACGATATTGAAGCGGTCGAATACTTAAATGCTAAGATTAACACCTTAAAGGGCTACAATAGAACGGTAGACGGACTAAAGGTAGCAATAAGGCGAGATTTAATGGATTTAGGCAACGGTAGATACGCGAGCTTTGACGATGTAGAGTACAAGGCGGCGGTAGTTCCGAGGCTAATGACTTATATCGTTTCAAACGGCGGTAAGGTAAACTACTCGGAGATGTTTGACGATTTAGAGTTCGTGTTAAAGAAGTACGGTATTACGAGTGCGGCATATCTAAAGACAGTGCTTATAGTGGCGCTTTCGCATAAGGTTAAGTGTAGTCGGTGGTCTTGCGAGGTAAGGGAGGGAGTAGAGTGAAGAGGCGTAAGGTAGTTTATGCGGCACTTTTAGTGTCAGCGGTTTTGGGGATTACGGCTTGCGGAAAGACAGTGGTATATGATGAGTCGAATCTGCCGACCGAGACGGTAAAGGGTGCAGAGACAACAGAGGGGGATGTGACGGATGGGACGAGTACAGAGAGTTCGGAAAGCACGGAGAGCGGAAAGCCAGAGAATGACGGAGCTAGGTCAGCGGGGATAGATAAAGTCCACGAGGTCGTAGACAATAAGGCGACCAACACGAAGATAGAGGACGAGGCGAAGCAACAGGAAGTGATAGCAGCGATACGAGGAAAGTTAAACGAGGCGCACAGCAGTTTATCCTCGGTCGGAACGGTAAACTTCGAGATGATACAGCTTGACAAAGCGTCTTATGCGCCGAAGCGGTATATTGCGAACATAAATCGGACGGTTAAAAAGACGGGCAAGGTGTATTCGGTAGAGTCTTTGTCGGATGAGACATATAAGGGAGTCGAGTCGCTTACGAACAGAAAGACTTATCTAATCGACAGCGGGGATAGGACTCTAAGTTACTCAAAGAAGTACGATTCTACGCTAGAGGACGGAAGTAAGAAGCCGTGGCTTGCGGTAATCGTAGACAAGGACATAGAGAACGAGCCGATAAACTTGTCGGAGGTAGATAAGGCGCTTGATTTAAGTTTATTCGAGGTAGGCGAGGAGACGAATGACAATATCGAGAGTTATACGCTTACTTGCTATATACCAATCTACAGCGAGCTTGAGTTAATGGGAATCAATCCCGACAGTGTGCTTGTGAGTAAGGACAACTCTGGAGAGTATAAGGGAACGATAAAGATTTACGCAGACAAGAGCGACTATACGATACATAAAATCGAGTTTTCTGGAAAGAAAGCGATGGATGTGTATTACAATAACACATATACGGCGAGCGGTGAGTCGAGTGAAGATGTAAAGATACAGAAGTGCAGGGCATCGTTTAAGCTTGGCGACTATAGCGACCTAAAGATAGACATTCCGAAGGAGATAGAGGAGAAGCTACCAGAGGATGCGAAGGCGGCGGCAGAGTCGTTTGTAACGCCGACCGAGGATAAGGAGTCGATAAGCCTAGACGGAGACTTTAGTTTAGGATTAGAGGCGAGCAAGACGGACGAGAGTGGTAAGGCAGAGACGGACACGGCGACAGAAGCAAGTAAGGGAAACTAAGAGAGAAACAGCTTTCGGGCGGGGTTTATAAGACCCCGCCTTTTTAATTTGGGGAAAGAGGGGGTTTAGCGGGTCTATAGGTGCGGTAGTCTTAATTTCGATTTTGAGCAGTTTTCGCCCGAGAGTTCTTTAGGGATTTCAGAGGGAAAGGCTTTAGGGGTAGGGGAATAGTGGTAAGAGGGAGAGGGGTCTTAAAAGGGCTTCTCGTGGGTCTTAGAGGGGAAGGCTTTGTTTGGGGCTTGGCAGAGGGTGGGTAGGATACATAGGCTTTGATTTTGAGTCGTTTTCGCTAGAGAGTTATTTAGGGATTTAGGCAGGAAAAGTCTTTGAGGTAGGGGACATTAGAATAATTTTAGCTATCTTTTCGATGCTTGCATTTGGTTGTTTCGTGTTCTGGTTTTGCGGCTTGTTTAATCAACCCTGTAAGCGGCATATCAAGCCAACAAGTCCCGTAAAGGTGAGTTTTGAGTCGGTAACGCTTTGCTATTATTCTTCATACCAGCAAGTTAGCTGTAGTTGGATGTACGGAGATACTGTAGCGAGTCCAGAGTCGATTGTTAAGACAGGTGGTATGTTTTCTGACCATACGGTGTATTCATATCCGTCATTTCCTTTAGCAGTAACTGACAGCAATAGCGGTTCTAAGATAGCTGGTTGCGCTCTTCTTGTGAATAATAAGCCAGCGGATTGCAGTGTTTATCTGGACAGTGATAATATGCTTTCTGCGGAAGCTCAATTCGAGTGTTCAAAGGAACAGCTAGGTATAGCTGGTGGGAGTGTTCGGTTTAGTGGCTTGACTTACGGGAAGAATTATGTGTTTGATGGGAAGAGGTTGGATGTGCAAGAGGACGGCACAGCGGTAGGAGAGTTTAATTCAACAGACTGTAGAGGAGATGTTTATTATATACCATTACTGGAAATTAACTCGGGAGAGCAGACCAGTTTATTAGAGGTTGGTGTCAAATGAGTAGCTATTTGGGTTTAACGGCGGGTTACTGGGTGATAACTTGATTGGAGATGGGCTATGAATTTTTTGCAACGCATCAAACGATTGCTTTTTTATCGCCACAGACGCGACTATAAAAGTCAGCGCAGTTGTGTTGGTGCTATCTTTTGGGTAACCGTCTTTGTTCTATTAGCTGTGAGTTATATATCTGGAATTCCAAAGGCTTATCTAGCCAGTCTTGGGGTTACAGAGAAAGTTTCAAAAGATATAAAGGTTGAGTTTGAAAATGTCACGCTTTCCAAATGCTCAATAGGCTCATCTTTTTCCTGTAGTTGGATATACGGTGATAGCGTTGAATTGTCTACACCGAAGTTGAGCGATATTAAGTACGGTTTGTTTAGACGGGATGTGTACGCTTATCCGTCTTTTCCTCTGGCGGTAGGAGAGATGCGGGACGGTAGAATAGGTAGAATAGTGAAGTGTGGTTTGCTTTATGACAATAAGCCTGCTGATTGTGGTGTGTATCTACGCTATGACTGGGGGCTACCTGTGCTTTATGCACAAGTTGACTCTGACAGAGACGAGGAGGCTTTAGGAATTGCAAGCTGTCGTGTTCGGTTTAGCGGTCTTAGGTCTGGAAAGGCTTATGTATTTGACGGAAGGCGCTTGGATGTGGGGGAAGATGGAACGGCAATTGCAGAGTTTGATGTTCCGCATTACGGGTATCGAAAGGCTGGTGAGGATAAGGCGTATGTAATTCCGTTGCTAGAAGTTGCCGATGGTGAGCAGAAGGGTTTAACGGCGGTGTGCATTAAGCGTGCAGAAGTGAAGTAAGGGCGAGAGTTCGGAGGTGAATTTGTGGTTATACATTATCTTGCTTGTTGTTTAATCGGCAGTATATTTAGTTTGGCTATTTGTGTTCTTGTGGGTCGTAATGCAGTTAGTGCGGCTGTGCCTATTGGCGTAGTAATTTTAATATTGAGTGCGCTTTTAATTGTTGCGGCAGGGGTGGAGGTTTATTGCACTAAGCGTAATGTTCACGCAGTATGCGCGTTGAATTTACAGTCTGAACCATAGGATGTTTCGTTTGTTGATTATGATAAAGAAATTGAAAGGATGAATGATATGAAAGTATATCCAAATGACTTATGCCCATGTGGAAGCGGCATTAAGTATAAGCATTGTTGCATGAAGAAATCATTAAATCAAACAGGTGTGATAGGTTCTTTACCTGTGCAAAAACCTGAAAAAGATGCTAAGTTCATTGTGAATTCAATAGGGGCTGTGGTGTTTATGGACGAAGCAAAACAACCGGTTTTAGAAATACCTGAGGGGTCGATAACGAAAAGAGTATTATCAGTTGGTGTTAGTTCTAATAATACACCTATGGTTACCGTACAAGAAAGTGACGGTGTGATTTGTTATCTTCTTCCGAAGTGGTATGAGAGTTGGTGTAGAAATTGTGTTTCAATGGCTGTGGGTGGAATGAATTTGTTCCCATCTGATGTGGAGTTCTCATTAAATAACGGTAAATACGCGGCTGATATTTTATAACCTGTCCGCGAATTGCAGTGTAAATCTTTCATCTCTCGCTACAAACTGTGGGAATAAGTATGTTCTGAACGCGATGGCTAGCTTTAATAACGGTGCTTCGGAGTCGCTTGGAATCGCTGGTGGCACAGTGCGGTTTAGCGGGTTGCAGTACGGAAAGAGTTATGTTTTCGGGGAAAAGAGTCTTACAGTAGCAGAGGATGGAACGGCAGAGGTAGAGTTTACTGTCCCCGACTACGGGTATGTGGATAAGGAGTTTCCAGATTTGTATTCGGTTCGGCTTGTAAGAGCGGAGGGGAATTCCTTGGAGACAGAGTTAATCCTGTATGTAAAACGCCCGATAAAGAGTGTCGTGGACGCGCGAGCGGGGAAGTAAGTCACGGGAAAAATTTTCTTGCAGAAACAGTTGACAGGTAGTAATCAATCTGCTAGACTATGGTTGTGGTTAAGAGAGAGGCGGGAGCGGCTGAATCGCCATGTGGCAAGTCAATCCTATACAGATGTATCAACGCAAGACAGTTGAGCATCTCCCTGTAGGACAAAGTTTGCCAGAAGCTTTGATAATAAGTCTTGTTGTGTGGCTACGGTCGAAACAAGGTGAGTCAGAGTGGAACTAGGTTAGCCGCAAGACATTGGGTTGAAAAACTCTAAAATTGAGCTAGAGTAAGTCTAGTTGCGGCTTACAGGCTTTGCGCATCTCAAGACCACTTAGGAACGGGGATAAGTGTTATCCCCTAAGCAGAACAGGCGGTTCTGCGGGATGCACGGCGTTTATCCGAGCGTTAAGCGCCGTAAGGAACGGGATGTGGCTCAAGTGGTAGAGCGCTTGCTTTGGGAGCAAGATGTTGCAGGTTCAAGTCCTGTCATTCCGATTTACCGTATGGGGATGTACGGTAAGCCACTTTGCCTCCTTACAATGTGGGATTTTCCAGACGGATAGACGGTGTGGCGGTAGTGTAGAGGGAGCATGACGCTAAGGCGTAGGAGTGGGTTCGAGTCCCGCTCGTCACATTAGCTGGCTTCGGTCAGCGAACATTTTCCTCATCTCCAACAAACAGAGCGGTGAGTGCATTGTACCACTCACCTCGGATACGCGATATACGGTCGCCGCTAGGTGCAAGTCCTAGGTATCCGATTCGCTAGAGCCTCCGTGAACAGTGCTTTAGCGGAACCTTTCAATCAAATTGTTGGAAGTCAGTAGTTTAACGGTAAAACGCTTTGAGATACGGGTTCGAGTCCCGTCTGACTTCTTCCGTCCCTCGGAATTTTCCCCCGTTGGCTTGAGAAGGCTCACCGACACACAACTCCGAGGAGACGGGTTTACGGGCGCGGTAAGGCGCGGTAGGGGGTTCAAGTCCCCCGCCCGTCCTGTGCGGTCGTTGTCTTGCAAAATACCTGCCAAGTGAGACAGCGCTCCGCACTCCCCCAAGGAAAGGTGGCTCAATAGGTGAGAGCATTCGGCTCATAACCGAACGGTTGCGGGTTCGAGTCCCGCCCTTTCCACTAGAGTTTCAGACGACAGTAGTTTATGGGAACGCGCCTAGGGGCGCGGAGAAAGGTTCGATTCCTTTCCTGTCGTATAGCCGTAGTTCCGTGATACTCCATATCTGCTACGGTGAATCCTTTCTGGTACCTGCTGGTGCTGGTTGTGTAGTAGCTTAACGGCTAGAGCTAAGCGTAGTCCGATGCGGGTTCGACTCCCGCCTGCACAATTTGTCCGAAGGTCGGGCAAAATTTATTTATCGTTCGGTTACTTTTTACTGGTAAGGCGTTCGTTTAAGCGGAAAGACGGCATTTTGCCATGTAGGTTCGACTCCTACGCGCCTACTCGTAACTGTAGAGTTTGGTTGGGCTTTACGGTTACTGGATATAAGCTTTTAGCTTATATCTTACGCTTTGTTAGTTCAGTTGGGAGAACGCACGGCTGTAAAGCGTGGTCGCCATTGGTTCGAGTCCAATACAGAGCGTTTTGATTCGGGTTTACTCGGGTCAGAGTCCTAAGTTTATCTGCTGTCGTGGTGGAATAGGTAGACACGGCGGACTTAAAATCCGCTGGCGCAGAGCCATGTCGGTTCAAATCCGACCGTCAGCACTGCTTGTGCCATAGATGCCCTAAGTATTGTTCCGTGGAGCAGGATGCAGGCATCACAAGTAGAACTTCCGTCTAAGCGAGGCGAATGCTCCAGTCCTTTGCGATGTCGGGGAGAGCCGAAGTTCAAATCATTAGGTAGGCAGAGTTATAGGCTTTAATGTGGAGAGGTACTCAAGGGGTTTAAGAGGGCGGTCTTGAAAATCGCTAGGTCGTGAAAGCGGCGCGAGGGTTCAAATCCCTCCTTCTCCGCTAGAGGTGTTTTTGCTGGTTTCACCTCTAACCTCCTTCTTTTTGGAAACAGCCTTTCGCTTATTTCGGGCATGATAAGTGAAAAAGTAAGCTCTGTGGCTAAGGACGCAGGGTTTATCAGAGGGATGGCGACCCTCATGTGGAGAGATACTCAAGTTGGTGAAGAGGACAGGTTGCTAACCTGTTAGGTCGCGAAAGTGGCGCAAGGGTTCAAGCCCCTTTCTCTCCGTTCTGCTGTTTATTTCCCTAAGTGTGTGCTTTGGGAGTGAGCTAGCAGATTAAACAGTCCTATATAGATGTATCAGCACAAGATGGTTGGGCATCTCCCTGTAGGACGAA